CTATGAGGTTGACGCTTCTCAGCTCATCACAGTAATCTTCGTGGCTCTTCGTGCAGGTAACCAGTTCAGTAAAGAAAGACTTAGATACCTTCAGCTGGTCAGCCATCTTGCCTATGAGAAAATTCCCAATCTCTTTCTCTCTGCCGTGCGACATGCGCGTTTTGGTCACGATCTTGCCATTATGCCTGTAAACGTAATAGTGGTGATGCGTTTCGTCGATCTCGCACGCCAACTTTCCCGTAAGCGCCTGCTTAACCTGCCTAGCTGCTAGCGGCACGCCCGCCTTGCCCGTTAGGGAAGTAGTCAGTTCGGTTGTTGCCGCCTACGGAACGCTTACCCGCAGACGAAGATGATTGGGAATTATGACCTAACCTCAACGAGGAGGGATTAAGTACTTTCTCGAGAAAGGCTAGTTCCGCACCCAATCTTAAGGAAAGATTGTCACGCTCGTTTTGCAACATCTCATAAGATTCTCGCACCGCCTGTACGAGGTCGTCTATGGCCTCCTGTTGGGATGCGCCGACCCCGTAAGTGTCAATCTCCTTCGGAAAAATGATGGTAGCGAAAAACTCGCCGTCTTCATAGCATAACGAAAAGGCAACACCTACGTTATGGCCGTAGGTGTCTAAAGTTCCAATGTTAAAGGTCGAGGAGACTAATGGGTTTGGACCTTCAATTTTGCCGGTCTGAGTCATTATCCCCCTCCTGTCCTGTAAGTTGTTGAGTAAGCTCTTTTGGTAAAGATATTGGAGCGATTCGCTGCTCATAAACAGTTATGAACGTTTGAAGCAGCAAAACGAAGGCCCGGACGTGTGGAACCACCTTGACCAATACCCCGGCTTTCATCTACGTTAAGACGTATCCATAAACCCCTCCAAATGGGCTAAACCCATCAGCGCCTCCGGGGGCGACGTGACCACTCGAGGGTGCTGCCCGCTGCGTTCGTCGCCATCTTCTCAACTGCGGCAGCGAATCTTTCGGCAGCGTCAAACTGTAACCGCGCCGCGTTCATCATCAGGCTCGAGGCGCGTTCCATACCGGCAACGGGCGCGGCAAACGAATCTTTAAGCCCGCTGAAGGTGATGTTTAAGCTCAGCGCGCGCTCTTGTTTACTGCTGAGTGCGAGCGTCCGCGAAGGTCCGAACAGGTCGAGTAGGCCGGTCGTAGCGGCAGCGTAAGCGAGAGCGCCGCTTGTGGCGTAACTGTAGTCAGGCAAGAACCCGTCAGCGGCAAACGCGCCGATGCTGGGCATAAAGTCTACGGGTGAGATGACCGGCGCTTCACCTGCGTAGCCCGATGAGCTGGGTGTAGGTGGCGTCGGCAGTTTCGGATACTTGAAGTTTTTAATTACGTCGGCAATACGGCCAAGCGCCCGCTGTAGGGCGGTCTCCTGATCGTTAATAATGCCGATGTACTTGTCCATCCCGGTTTTGTAGGCGTCGCCCTGATCGCTAAACGTCGAGTTCGTTTTACCGATTACGTCGTCTCTCATTTTGCCGAGTGCGCCGGTGACGGTTGACACCGCCGAGCTGAGCGCCGACTTTTCAACGCCGGACGCTTTATCAATGATGCTGCGGAACTCGCGGCTGCCGTTGTCGAACGTGCTGCCGATACCCCGGTAGCCTGAATCGGTGTCGCTAGAGATGGACTTTTGCCACGCGCCGAGCGCGCCGGACAAGAGCTTTTCGGCTCCTGAAATGGCACTCTGTTCAGATTTGGCGCTGCTGTCTATTTGGTTCTGATAGTCGCGGCTATCAGCCTCGTGCTCACGTTTGAGGGCGTCGTACTCACGTTGTAGGGTGGCTTTTTCGTCGCCTTTTGCCGACGCGATGAGCCGCTCAAATACGGCGGACTCTGCCGAAAACTTACTTTGCTCGGCTTCATAGGCCCGCTGAATTTGCGAGACCATCTCGCTCGAGCCTTTGCTAAGTCCGCCCGTCACGTCGCCGTAAAGCGAACCGATAGCCGACGTGATGTTTCCGCTTATGTTGCCGACGGTACCTGAGACCGCGCTGCCTTGGGTCGTGAAGGCTTGGCTTTCGTCGTTTCCTGACGCGCTTATCGCCGCCGTGAAGATTCGTGAAGCTACCCCAACGGTGTTGCCCATGCCCGCGTAATCACCGTTTAGGACGCCGGTGATTTTTGAGACCGTATCGGTAATGCTGCTGCCGATAGCGGTGCCGCTAGTGTTGACCGAGTTGGTTACGTCGCCGGTCATGCTGTCAAACGTGGCCGCGATCTCCCCGTCTACCTGCCGGGTTGCGTCGGCGATACTCATACCGCCGCGCACAAGTTCTTCAATACGGCTGTTTCGGGTCGAGAGTTCCAGGGCGACCTTCTCGCGCCCCGCCGCAATCTCGGCGGCAGTCATGTTCGCGCCGCTGATGAACTCGTCTTGCAGGCGCTTGGCGGATTCTCTGAGTGCGGGTGTTAGGTCGCTACGCTCGAGTAGACCTTGGAGGGTATTCTCCCGGTCCGTAAGGGCTTGCGCTTCGGTTTCCGCCCCGGCGTCTATACCTGCGGCGGTCTCCCTGCTGCCTTCTTCGTATGCGCCTGACTGCCCATCGTAAGTTGCTTGAATCAAGCCGATGATTTCATCGGCGGCGGGACCGAGCAGCGCACGGAGTTGAGCGTAGATATTGTCGAGAGCCGCTAATTGGCTCTGGTTACCTGTTTCAGCCGCTTGTCCGGCCTCTGCGCCGCCCTCTGTGTGTGCCGCCTGCTGGCCCTCGTACGTCTCATTGATAAGGGCGATAATCTCGTCAGCAGCTGGTCCCAGAATCGCGCGCAACTGTGACTCAATGTTGGACAGCGCCGCCATATGCTCAGCGTTCCCCTGTTCGGCCCCCTCTGAAACGCGAGCGCCGCCCTCGGTATGCGCGCCGTAGACCTCGTTATACATATCCTCGAGGTACCCGGGCAGCTCAATTCCATACTCGCGGGCGGTGGCGATAAAGTCGAGCAGAGCAAGCCGCTGTTCTTCGGTCATGTCGCCGAGAACTTCTTGGTTCCCCTCGATGACGGCTTTCCAGTATTCTCTTTCGGACAAGCCTAGTTCTTCAGCCTGCGTTTGGGACTCGAGCAGAATAGCAGCTGAGGTGTTCGCGTAGTTTTCTTCCAATGCGTCACGTCCGGGCGCAACGATACTTTCTGCGTACGCTTCAGCTTCCTCACGGCTGATGCCGGGGTTAGCAAGAATGTACGCCCGGATGATGTCTTCCTTGTCTGTTTCTAAATCAGCCATGTCGTCCATAAACGATTGATGGGCGTCTAGAATTTTTGCGTTCGTCTCGAGTATGAGTATTTCAATATCAGACGCGCCCTGTGCTTTGGCAAGCCGGATACGTGAGTCTAGTAGGCTGTTCTCCCATTCGTCGGTAGCGTCGTTAAAGCTGTCTATCTGATCTTGCAGCGCGGCTTCCATGCTTTCGCGCATTTCAGAACCGGCATTGTCCCAGTCGTTGCCGATGTCCTCGGCGTAACCGTCAATGGCGTCGCCAATAATTACCGAGCCGTTGGCTACCGACCCGGCAACACCTGAGTTACCGGACTCGAGTTCAGCGATAAAGTCTTCGGTACTTTGCCCTGCTGCGAGCGCCGTATCAATACCGCCCTGAACGATGGCGTCGGCATTTAACTCGCCACCTTCTCGAATGGCGGTCTCTTCGGCGTCGAAGCCATCGTTGATTAGAGCGATGTCATCAGGGTCGGTAATACCCTGTAGCGCCTCCCGCCTGCGTAGCGCAACGTCGGCTAAATCGTCGTTTACCTGCCGCTGGTTTTCAATGAGGTCAAGCTGGGTGTTGATGATGTTAAAGCTAAGCTCATCGAGCGCACCGGTCGCAAGGTCATTTTCGGCAAGTTGACGCATGTTGTCTATAGACTGGTCGATGGCACTGTCAAGTGCGTCCATCGAGCCCGTCATAGCGTCGGTAAACTGCTGCATCTCGCGCTTTGATTCGCTTACGAAGTCGATAAAGGCGTTTAACAGACCTCCCAGCGCCGCGATAGCCGCCCCGATATAGTCGCCGCTGGCAGCCTTTAGTGCGACCTGCGCGATGTCATCGATTGCTTTGACGCCCGCGTAGGCGGCGGGGCTAAGGTCGTCTCGGAAGCCTTCAGCTAGAGCGTCGATACCCGCGCCGAGAACAGCGATGCCTTCAGACGGCGTGACGACGCCATCTGAGAGCGCCTTAGACATTCCCTTACTTGCATCCGAGAGGGCTTGCAGACCCCCTCTTGCCTGATCGGAAAGTCCAGGTATGTCGGCAAGCGCCCGGTCTGCCGCTGCACCGATCTCGTCAAAAGTAGAGGCAACATCACGCGCCAAAGCTAAAGCACGAAGGTCTTCTTGGGTCTGCCGCGCTTGCTCGCTGAGTCTGCCTGTCCCCTCTGCCGCCGTGTCGAGCGAGCTAATGAGGTCGGCTATGTCCTCGGTGGCGATACCTGAAGCGTCACCTAGTGCTTGCTGGGCGTCGCGGGTAGTTTTGAGGTTTTCGGCGTAGCGTTCGGCAGCTTCTTTTGCACGTTCTACCGCTTCAGCCTGCGCCTGAGTCTTGTCCTCAGACTCTTGCAGCGCCGTGACCCAGCCCTGTAGCCCGACCGTCGCCGGGTCGATACCTGCACGGTAGAGAGTCTCGAGTGCGCCTTGATATATCCCGGTCTTGTCGGCGTTGAACTTCGCCGCGTCGCCTGTGATAGTGAAGGCGTTCTCTGCCTCCTGTAGGGCGTTGCGTACCGTCCCCATCACATCGGCAAGAGTGTTGGTCTGTGAGATGGTCAGGGTAGAGCTAGAGGTGTACCCGTCCTGTGTTTCTTTCAGGACACGCCACGAGTCGGAAGCCTCAGCCGCCGCTCTAGCTGCCTCGGCTTGTGCCGCTGCTAGCGTGTTGGTTTGGTCTGTAGCGATAGCCAGGCCGAGTTGCTCGAGCACGGTGGTCTGCTGATGAAAGACGGTAAGCCCATCCGCAATGGTTTTATTTAGGCCGCGCTGTGCGGCTTCTTGAGCAAACGCGGCGTCGGTGTTTGCTCTTATCGCAGCTTCGGAGGCGTCTTGGGCGTCAGCGTAAAGGTTGACGTTCTGCGCTGCGGTGCTCCATCCGAGCTGTTCGATGAGCACGCGCTGCTGGGCGAATATGGTGCTGACCGCTTGGATACTCTTATTCGCTTCGCGCTGCGCGTTGTCGTACTCGGTAACACCGTCTCTGAAGTTTGCGGCTGCGGTTGTTGCTTCCGTAAGTCGAGCCTGAACCGCCGCGATGTCTTCGTCAAACTTCTGTAAGTCTGCGGCGTCATAATCGCCAGAGGCCAGCGTATCGGCTTTTTGCTGCTTGAGTTCGGCAAGTTTGGCAGTCAGGGCATTTATCGCGGTCGTAGAGCTTATCTCCCCGCGCTGGAACGAGCTGACGATATTGTTCGCCATGTCCGCAGCGGTGCGGCCTATCTCTTCAATGTTCGCCGCAAGCCTATCGCCCGCTTCGATCTGTGAATCTATCGCCCGGATAGCTTGCAGGGCTTCAGCCTGCGCCGCCGACCCGATAGGTGAGTTTTCGTAAATCTCTACCAGCCGCTGACGCTCTTCGCGCAACGCAAGTAGTGAACCCTCTTGCGCTTGGTTTGCTTCGCCCGCTTCGCCTTGGGTCTTGATGTATTGCTCTACGCCCGCGATAAGGACGTTGACCTCTTGGGCAACGTGCGGATAGGCGGTGCGAAGGGCCTTAAGTTGGTTTAGAAATTGCTGGGCCTGTTCGGTGCTGAGGTTTTGCAGGCCGTTGTATTTTTCTTGCGCCCCGGTAAGACCGCCGAGTTTGTTCGCCGCCTCAACAGTTGCCTGACCGCCTCGGTTAAGCACTTCTATTTGGGCTTCGCCCTGAGAAATGAGGGGGCGCAAGGCCGCCTCGAGCTGCGGATAGACCTGCAACGCTGCGTTCAGACGGTCAACGTAAGCTTGCACCTCAGCTTTGTTTGTGCTGTACGCCTTACCCATATTGTCTATAGCGCGCTGCTGTTCTTGTTCGGCGGTTCCTAGTTTAGCTGCCGAGTCCGCCGCTTCATTTTGTGAGGTTGCAAGGCCGTCTATGCTGTCTGCTGCTGCGTCCGTAGCGGGCGGTAGACCGAAAACACCGCGTACGAAATTATCTACAGACACTAGGTTCTTTTGGTTCTCCGCTTGAAACGCCTGCATACCCTTAGTGTCAAGAGCGTCGTCTATAGCCGTGCTGATGGTGGCGTAGGTATCTTTAATGCTCTGACCTACACCGACGATTGCGCCACCGATACCGGCGATACCAGCGCCGAACTGTGCGAAGGATATACCGATCTGGCGCGCCAGTGTTTCGCTACGCCCCATAATCGGCTCGAGGCCAGCCAGACCCCGCGAAAAGTCAAGGACGTTGTTCAGTAGTCCCTGAAAAACCGGCAAGACTGCCAGCGCCATTTTGTCGCCTAAGAAACCGAACGCGCTACCGATGAGCGTAACCGTGCTGTTGAGGCTTTTTAACTTAGCGTCAACCTCAGTTTGAAGGGCGTTTAAGTCTTCAGCTTCAGCTCGAGCCAACTTAAGTGATAAACCAAAGTCTTCATACCCGCCGACTAAGGCGTCGAGAACTCGGATGTTTTCAGAACCGCTAAAGCCCAAGTCGGCGTAAATGCCGACAAGGGACTCGCCGGAATCACTTGCTTCTTTAATGCCGCCAGTGAGCTGATAAAACGCTTCGACCGGGTTTTCCTTAAACAGCTTGGCAAACTCTTCCGAAGTCAAACCCGTGATCGCTGCAAACTTATCTAACGCCGCGCCGCCTTCGTCTACAGCCTTAACGATGATGTTAAAGATGCGTACGGTGCTTTCGCCGCCAGCTTCGGCGCTGAACCCTAGACTCGCGAGCGCGCCCGCCATACCTAAAATCTCAGTCTGAGACGCGCCCGCCGAGGTTGAGAGTCCGGTGAGGCGTGAGGCAAGCGCCAAGATAGGTGCTTCAGTAGTACGCAGGTTGTTGCCGAGTTCGGTGATAACGTTACCGACCAGATTAGCCGAGTCGGTGATAGACACGTTTGCGTCTTTTGTCAATCCGACGAACGTAGCAAGTTGCTGAGCACCCTCTTCTCCGACAATATCTGTGGCGATGCCCAGCTTGTTCATGATGTCAACAAAACCCGCGATGTTGTCAGCGCCTTTAATGCCGAGCTGACCCGCAACCGCCGCGTACTCCTGAAGGGCTAAGACGCCTGTGCCCGTTTCAGTCGAAATGCCTTGTAACTTCGTTTGCAACAAACCGAGTTGGTCTTGAGTCAGGCCGGTAGTCTTACCGATAGCAACCAGGCCGTCATTTAGGTCGCCAGCCCGGTCGAAAAGTGCTTTGGTCGCTACCGCCGCGCCGATGATCGCGCCGACCACACCGACCGTCAGGGCGATGTTCAACGCCTTAGCCGACAGCGAAGCTCCGGTCATTCCAGCCGACGCGCTGAACATGGCAACGCCCATCGCTTCACCCGCAGGCCCGAGGCGGTAAAGGACGTTCTGAAGCTGGTCCGAAACCCCCGCCGTGACACCTGACGCGACCCCAAAGGTGCGTACCCGGCCCTCGGCTTGCGCTAACGACGATTCAACCCGAGTGAGACCGGTGGTGTAATTTGCGTAGGCGCGGGTGCTGTTATCCAGACCCGAGCGGCTCTGCTCGAGCGCCACGCCGATGCCGCGCGCCGAAACACTGAACTGTTCTTGCGAGATGTCGCCACGCTCTAAAGCCAGCTTGAGCTCGTTTAGTGCCGCAACTTGCTGCCGGACGTTCTCAGCCTGAAAAGCGTCACCGGCCCGCTGCTGGGCTGTGGCTAGACGCGTTGCCGCACTCTCGGTCTGCCCCATCACAGAGGCGAGCGTGCGCTGCTCGTTGGCACTTAGCGTCGTGCTATTAGCGAACTCGCGTAAACGCCCCTGAAGCGCCTCAATAGCGCGGGCGGTCTGGTCAAACGAGGTGACGCCGTTTTTGTTGGCGGTGACGATCTGCTCTAGGTCGCTGCGGAACGTCTTGAGCGCGTCAACCCGGAACGCTGCCTCGAGCTTGCTCTGCTCGGCGACAAGGCGGGTCGTTGCGCCCTCAAGCTCGCGCTCTACATTCTGTAGTGCCGTCAGCTCACGGACCGACAGGTTCGCCGCTTGTCCCGAGTCACGCAGTGAGGTGTCGAGTTTATTCAGTTCGCCTTCAATGCCTGAGAAAGCGGTACCCAGCTCACGCCCGGTGCTCTGCAAGTCCTTGAGTTCGGTGCTGTAAACCCGCACCGGCCCCGCGTCGAAGGCTCTGCTTGTGCGCTCGGCTGTGGTGCCGACCTCTAGCAGCGCCCGCTCGGATACGTCTAGCAACTTATTGAAGTCAGCAAACTCGCGGCTGTTCTGGTTCAGGGTGCTGCCGTACTCGCGCAGTCTGCTCTGCGAATCCGACACGGCGCGGGTAAAACCCTCTGCGCCGATCCCGCCTTTGTCGTAAGCCTGCACCGCGTTTTGCAACTCACCGACGAATGAACGCAGTGCCGAAGCGTCAAACGCTCGAGCTGCTCGCTCCTGCGCCCCGGCGAAGGTGTCGGCGCTCCGGCCCGCGTCGATCTGTAAACGTGAGAAGGTATCCAGCTCACGCTCAGCTATCCCCAGCGCGGCGGCGTAGTCCTTGAACTCGGTTTGTATCTGCTGCACAGCACGAGCCGCTTGCTCGGTGCTGGTGAGGTTGCTCTTTTGCGCTTTTTCAACGTCACGGAGGCGCGCTGTGAACTGCTCGATTTCAGCACCGCGATAAGCCTGCGCCGCGCGCTCCTGTTCCCGTGTCAACGACTGTGTAGCGCGCTCGGTGGCGTCCATGACCCGGACGAGTTCCTTGTGCTCACTCGAGCCCTCTGAGAGCCCACGAGCATAGTCCTGTAACTTACCCCTCAAACCCTCGAGACCGCGCCCTAACCCGTCAAACGACCCACTCAGGCGCTCCTGCTCACCCCGGTACTGTGAAACTGCGCCTGAGTCGTACTTTAAGGCGCGCTGCTGTGAGTCGAGCCGACCGAGTTCGGCGGTCGTATTGCGGAGGGTACCCTCGAGCTGTTTTAGTTCGGTGCCGTAGGTGCGGATCTGGGCAGCGTCGTTTGCGCGAGAAGCCTTCTCCGCTGCCGTCTGATACCGCTCCTGCTGCGCTGCCGCCTCTTTAAGTAGACGACTGAACTGATCGAACTCACGCCCGGTATTCGTGAGCGCGGCCTGTTGTTCTTTTAGTTCGGCGCTGAGTTTTTGTACACGTGTTGAGGCGTTCTCAAAACCGTCGGTGCCGGACTTTACCGCGGCGTCAATCTGCTTAAACTCGCCCGCGTAACGGCTGAGTTCATCACTGCGAAAACTAGCCGTGAGTTTGTCGGCGTCCGCCTCGAGTTTTTTGATCGCCGTCCCGGTGTCGCCCATCGCCTTAATGACAGACTTATACTCGGCGCTGTTTTTCTCGAGCGCGCCGGTCTGCTGTGCTAAGGCACTCTGATAGCTTTTGAGCTGAGAGATGGCCTGCGTTTGTGATGTGACGCCCGCTTTTTGCGCCTGCACGATGTCGAGTAGTCCCCGACCGTAGCGGGTCAGGTCTTCAGTCTTGTACGACGCGGTGAGGGACTTGTTGAGTGACTCTAGCTTTTTGCCCTCGTCGCCTGCCGCTTTCATATCTTTAGCGATGCCTAAGTATCCGGCCCCGGCTTTGTCCAGTACCGCAACCTGACCTTTTAGGATGGCCTCAAGCTCCCGGTAGCGTTGCAAGCTGCTCTGTATCTCTGCCGCGCCAGCCTTGACCGCGTTCGCCAGGTTTTGCATCTCGCGCAGGGTCAGCTGCGCTTGTTTGGCGAGCGGGTCTAGGCGAGCGTTCGCTTCTTTGGCAGCGGTAGCGAGACCCTGAAGGGCGCGCTCGAGAGTATCGGTAGATTCCTTTTTAAAGGTTTTCTCTACGGCCTGCTCGACCTCTTTTAGTGCTGTGAGGACTTTGCTGTTATCGAGTACGATTCCTACGGTTAAGGAAGCTAGCGGAATTTCTGCCATACAAAACCCCTCCTATCATGGCGTCTACTGAAGCCCCGGCGGGGCGGTATGATTAGGAATGGACGCAAACTTCACGACCGAAGAAATGGCCTTAGCCCAGACAGCTATCAACACGGTCAACGAAAACGCCGTAAGCTATGCGGAAGTGACTGCACTAATTCAGGCTTTGGCTCAGCGTCTCCAAGCAGGAGACTTCCCCGAAGAATTGCTTGAACGCATCCGCGCCCAACCGACCGCAAAAGCTAGGGTTGAGGCTTTTGCTAGCAAGCTCGTGACGCAGAACGCTGAAGCTTTAAGGGGGTTAGCCCGTGACGACTGAAAAACAAGTGTTTGAGGAAAAACACGTAGCCAGACAAATAGCCGACCAACTAGAAAGCATTTTCGGCGACACTCAGCTTGGAAACGAGATTATGAGATGGTCTAAGCTGACGCCTGAAGAGCGGGCACAAGCCCAAGAGCAGCGACAACGCGAAGAGGCCGAAGACGAAGCCGAACGTTTCAGGCTTAACCCGGACTTGAGGCGCTACTTTTTTAGCCCTACCGAGACGTTTGACCTGAGCGATTTAGCCGACGCCAGACTAGACGACTCAGACCGTCCGCACGTTCACGAATGGCGCGCGTACATCCCCGAAGGCTTACGCGAGCGTTGGGGCGAACTGTCAGATGAAACCCGGCAGGTCGCCTACTATATGGCGTGCGAGCAGGCTGACAGGGAGGTTTGGGACTAATCCCCCGCCAACCGTCTCAGCCGCACCTCAGCCTCTTTGTCGTCAGCCTTAAGCATCCTCCATAGCGGTGATCTTGACCAAGCATCGTACGTAAACGTCTTGGCGTCCTTGAGCGCGATGATCGCCTGCGCCGTCTGTTTAGACATCCCGGTAAGCGGCGTCACGACTGGGCCTTGTTTCTGCTCAGGCCAGCCGTGCAAGTAGATGTAAGCTGAACGCTGTAATTCAGGCATCAAAGAAAAGAGAATGTCCTCACGCATCTGCGCTTTTAGCGGCCCGCCTACCTTCTCCCAGCGTTTGTTTTTCTCAGCTTTCTCTTGCGCCTTTACCGGGTCGGTTTCATCGTCAGGTTCTTCAGCCTCACCCAGAGACCGCGCCGAAACGTTCAGCATGGCGAGTTCGACGTGCGGGCGGGCGTACATAGAGATTTCTAACTCTTTAGCCCGCCAGCGGCGTTCTATCTCGAGTAGCGTAGTTTGCCCGATGTCGTCATAAGCGACACCAGCAGCGAGGGCGCGCACAGTCAAGTCGCGTTCTCTCTGCGCCGCCGTTAGTTGTTTAGCTGTCTCAGCTCTAGGTTGAGTTTCTCTTGATGCGTCAGGAGTCTCGCAACCTTCCCAGACATCCTCAGTGCGTTTCCCGCAGACACCCAGCCCGCGCCGTTTGCTTTGCTCTGTTCATCCATACGGGCGTACCAGTCGTTAAAGATTTCCGTCACAAGTCCTTCACGCTCGGAAAAGATGTGGACGTAGCCCATGTACACGCGCCACACCGCTTCCTCTGCCTCACGGTAAGCCTTTTGCATCGGCCCGATGTCGTTAGCCAGCTCCTCGGTATCGATGCCGTTTTCATAAGCTTTTAGCTGTCCCTGTACTTCCTTCAGGCGAGCGTCGGCAAGCTGACGGCGACCTAAGATGTTCTCGACCGTCGTGAGCGGGATGTTCTCGTCAAGTAGCAGGGTGTTGTAACGGTCGATGAGCGCGTTACGGGACGCGGTGATCTGCGGGACTTCGCGCCGCAAGCCGTCCATCTCTTCGTCACTTGGTGCGAGGTTGATGATGGCGATGAGCGCCTTGCTACGTTTTGCCTCGAGCGCCATGAGGTTCTGCGCCTCGCTGTGCTCGAGCCACGCCACATGGTCGTCTTTGGTAAATGAACCGGTTTCGTAAACCATGTCACCGATGAGGTATTCTTCCTTGTCTACCGGGCGATGAATCTGCGGGACCAACAGCGTGTACTTGCCTTCACGTTCGCCGCCGTACAAAGGCGCTTCGGTGTGAAACGAATCCTTCATTTGGTTCGGGGCGGTGTAGTTAGCGTCGCCCTCTTTTGCGTTCCGCTGTTTGTTAAGAGCTTCGGCCTCGTCTTTGCTGAGGAAACTGCGGGTGACGATGGCGACTTTGGGAGCTTGGTAAGCTGCGCCCAGCACCTTGACGCGCTCTAGGATACTTTCGTCTTTAAGCTTGGGTACTTTCTTGAGAAAGTCTAGCCAGTCTAAATTCTCGAGCTCGAACTCTTTACCCTGGGCAAAGCGCAGCGTGAAAACGCCCTTGGGTGCGTCGGATGTCGTCTTTTTAGTTGCCATGTTTTACCTCGCTGATCTGGTATAGGAGCAACGGCTCTTTAAGTTGCCCGAAATGTTTAGGATCGCCTGGTGCCGCCCAGATACCTGCGCGTACGGCTTCTCTGAGTTCATATGTGTAGGTCGCCCGTTTCGTCTTGAGGGTGAAGCGAGTAGATACGGGATAATTCTGCTGTGCTAAATAAGTTTGAGCAGATAGGTAGTCGCTGTCGCTGGTTTGAACGTCGAAAATATAAAGTGCAGCCCCCCCATCGAGAGGCTGCACTTTTAATTCCTTAATCAAGGTTAAACGGTGACGGTGAAAATTCCAGCGTTTGCCTCGTCGTCGGTGTTAAACACGAGCGTGACCGTTTTCGGGCCTTCGGTTGCCCCTACAGGGACAACGAAGGTCAGTTCGTTGGTCGTCTGTGTACCAAAGGCCGTAATTGAAGTTGCCCCAAACCGCACCGTCGATACTACGTTCAGGTTAAGACCGCGTACTGTGACAGTCGTACCCACAACTCCCTCGCTAGGGCTCAATTGGTTAGCCTGCGGGGTGGTCACTGAGCCCGCTGCGGGATTCTGCGTGGAGGCGTAGTATTTGCCTGCCTCAAAAGTCACGGTGAACACCCAAGCGTTGGTGTCGGTACCGCGCTCGTACGCCGAGATGATGCTGAGCTTACCGGCAAAGAACGAACGGTCGCCGTTATAAGACAGGTAGCCCAGCGGACGCCCTTCCTTACCGCTAAGGACATTCTTGTCGATAGGCGCATAGGCCAGCAGCAGCGCGATCTCAGGGTCGGAGTCAAAGCCTGAGATCGTCCAGGTCGGCGCGCCGTTGGTAACGCCTGTGCGCCGGGTCTGCGTACGCCCGTTGTGGTAGACCTCGTCTACCGTGGTCGCTGTGGGCTGCGGCGTGTTGGTGCCGGTGATAAGGTTGCCCAGGCTCAGGTAGGTACCGGCAACAGCGCGCCCCGTCGCGTTGAACTCGGCAATCTTGATTTCACGCTCACCCAACACGCGGGCGGTGTCGGCTGCTGCGGTTTCGTTGGTGATGTCAATCTCGAGGTTGTTCGACGCGGCGAAAGCGTAGGCGTTGACGCGCTCGAGGTAGAGATCAATTTCTTGGTTATCAGCGAAGACAACAGCGGAGTTTTGCAGGGCGGTCTGAATTGCGTTAAGCATTTGTATCTCCCTATAGAGAAATGAGAACGCCCCAGCTTTTGAAGGCCGGGGCTGGGTTTAGGGTTGTCGGGTCTAGTGTGTGCTGGACTCGAGCCGGAGCATCGTCTCAAGGAATCCCGCCCGCCTAGCCTCGGGGCGGTAGCCACCAACAACGCGAAACGGTGCGATGAGCGGAACGCCGGGGCGCAGCTCGTCAACGTTTTCAACGCTGTTTTTTATGCCCCTATAAAACTGCTCGAGGTACAGCTTGGAGCTTTCGGAGCGCGCCTCGAACACAACATCGATGGGCGTCAGGTAGCGCGCCTTGCCGTTGTGGTAGGTCTCTATCACGGCGTCACCGACGTTCAGCAGGTAGCAATACGGCAGGCCGTCGTACTCGGGTGAGGTAACGCGGGCCTCGTCGTCTTTGCTGAGGAAACCTTCAGCGACGCAGAGAAAGGGAGCGGTGAGGTCGGCGGGTTTTGCATGTTGATGGCGCAAAAAGTAACTTAAGGTGATAGCCACCTCCTAAAACAATCTCCCCGCAAAATCTAAAGGTGATTTTGTACCTTTTTGTAAATTGCAGGTTTTGCAGGCACAAACTATATTTGAAGGATCATTGCTACCTCCATTCGCCAAAGCAATTACATGGTCAACATGGTATCCAGATTTTTTCAAATCAGTACCACACCACCAACACCTACCTTTTTGAATCTGAAACCGCTTTTTAATGTCAGTGGAATTTACTGTCCCGCCGCCTGCGCGTTTGCGTGCCTTGCGTACTCTAGCGTGAAGACGGGCCGTCTCGGGATTAGCAGCACGATTTCTTCTTGCTCTAGCCCTTTCTTTTTCGGGGTCGGCTCGTCGGCGCGCTTCCCGGCTGAGCGCCCGGCAATGTTCCACGTTAGCGTAGTATGCATCCTGACGCCGAGCCTTGCGCGTTTCGGGATTTTCCCTTTTATACAAAACCGCCCTTTGCGCTATACAGCGTTCACGATTTTTTTCATAGTGCGCGCACTGATACTTGTTATCACATTCTCGGCATGTTCTTTTGAGGCCATCGCCGTGTTTGGAAACCAGAAAGAACTCTGACGTTCTTTCATACGAACGTTGACAAGACGTACAAACCGCCCTGTCAACTTCTTTGACGGGGCGGTTTACTTCTCTCCAAGCCTTATTTTTCACACTTACACAAGATTTGCAATAGTAATCTAAGCCATCATTTCTGTCTCTTCGTATAGAAAAGTTAGAAAATGGCTTAACTTGCTTGCATGAAGCACAGGGCTTGGAGCCTTCGGGTAGACTATCCACAGCGGCCTCCTAATAGGTCGTCAGTCCCTTTCGGTGCTCTGCCAAGAATCACCGTCTGGGACGCTTTTATTCTACCATAAAAACCTTGCGCTGAGCACGAAGTAGGCGTGAAAGGGTCATAGCTTCACCGCCCGCATACGGGCGTGAACGCGGCTATCCATCGCCGTGCGTCTGACCGGAGCCCTTGCAATGAGATTCTGACGAGGCGCTCCCAGCTCCAAAGCTAAAGCCTGCTCACGTTCGTCTGCGCCGTTAGGCACAAGCCCGAAGTAAGCACCGTCGGCAGTGAGTCCAGATTCAACCATGCCTTGCAGCCGCCCGGATTGCTTAATCGGGTACTGTCCGGGCGCAGATGAACGGTTTGGAAGTGAGGCGTATTTCACGCCGCGTCCGCCGCCCGTATCGCTAAGGTTTTCCCTCAGCGCGTCAGCTCCTACCTCTGCCATCTTCAGCACTACTTTTTGAGCCTCGGCGTTGAGTTGGGCTAGGATGTTCGGGTTTTCCTTAACTATGGTCGTGATAGCCATCAGCCGACCAACTCAACCGAAACTGAATACAACCACCCGAGGTCGTCAGCAACATCAGGTATCTGCGCCGGGACGAGGCTACCGAGCGTGAGCGTCTGCTTTTGCCCCATCTCGGTAAACGTCCCGGTATCGCCCGCCTTGAGTGTGTCCGGTAGCTTTAGCGGGGCGTCGCCTACAGTCCCGACGATCTGCATGAGACGACTTGACCGGCTTACCTCTAAACCTTCTCGCTCGTTGCCTTCACGCGGGTTTCTGTCGCGCAAGAGGAATACCTCGAGCACGACGTTCTCACCTACGGGCGGGCTGTACGTGCCGGTCACGGGGTCGTAGACCTTGACTGTGGGGGCGAAGGTAACGACCACGGGTGTGCTGAGGGCAATAATTGAAGACTCCATTAGAGCCTTAGCGGGTAGGGTGCGGGGGCTAAAGTCAGAATACGGACCACCTCACTTCCTATGTAATGACAATAGGGACGCTTGAGCTACCGAATGACGCGCGTGTACCGCCCTGAAAGTCGGCGGCTAGGTATCCAGGCAGCTCGAGCCCAAGCCGCGCATCCTCTGACGCCTGTTCAGCGAGTAAGGCCGCTAGTGCTTTGTCGAGGTCGCGGTACTCAGCGCCGATGATGCCGGTCCCTTTGTTTATCCACTTAGGGTTTGCCCCGAGCCAACGGTAAGCGGCAGCAGCGGGACGCCAGTACGTTACGTTGAAAAACGTAACTGAGGTCTGCACTAGGCGGCGGGTGAGGTCGCCCTTAGTGTCTGCGTATCCCGTGTAAGCTTTCGCCGCCGCTAGGGCGTCGTCAAAGTTCGTCGGGTCTAAAACGGGCGCGGGCATGGCTTACAGCCCCTCAGTCACCGTTTTGCGGGGTGTGCTGCGCTTCTTCTCCGCTGCCAGAGCTTCGGCTTTGCTGACCTCACCCAAATCGACCGCGTCTAAAACTTCTTGCGCGGTCATATCCTCGAGGGGTTCGGGCTTAACCTGATCGCCATAAGCCTTAAAGACACCGTTATCGAAGGTGCCACTAGCGTTAAATGGGTCGGTCATGGCTAGGCCGCCTTAGCTGGGATGTTGAGAACGCCAAGTCTTTGTCTACCCTCTGCATTTCGGGTGATCGGCAAAGTCACCTGAGTTCCTTCAGCCTCGACGTTCGGCGCTTTACGATTGCCATTGACCCGGAGATAGACCGCCTTACCGTTGGTCGTCTGGGCCGTGGCGATACCGTTACCGACAAATCCGAGAGTGGTCGGGGCGATGAGTTCGGGACGGTCGGTCACAACAACCGGGTCGATGCTCGAGCTGTTCAGCATCACGAACGCTGTGTCACGCAGGTAACGCACCCGAGTACCGTCAAGCTGCTCATAGGTCGCCTCGTGAAGCGTAATACCGGGCAAACCGTTAGAGCGCAAGATGTTATCGATAGAGTCCGACAGCACCCGACCCGGTAGGGTTTGAGGTTGGCCTTGAGCGTTCGTTACCGCCATACCGCCGTAAGCCTTAATCTCGTTGTTCATGCTCATGAGCGACAAAATGCGGCGGCTCGTGATCATATCGGTAACGACGCCGAGCTTGTCAGCCATTGCAAAAATGTCGTTCAGAATCGAGTAGGCAGGGTCGTACCAGCCCGCAGGCGCGGCAGTTGTACCGGACGGAACAGTGACGCGGTGCCCTTCCGGGTTGGCATAGGGCACATTTTCAGAGTAACCGGAATCGCCACGACGTTTTACAAGGCCGTCAGCCATCGCCTCCCAACGCTGTTTCTCAATAATATCGTTAAGCGGCTTGACAATCTGAGTTAGCAAAAAGTCCTGCAAGATGCGCTCGACGCCATCAATCCGATTTAGGCGAGCAAGCTGCACAATTACGTCGTAATCGCGCCCAGTGAGTTGAGCACCCGTGTCGTTTGTCCGCAAGCGTACCGAGATGGGCTCGGATTCCATACCACCACGCGGTACCACCGGGGCGTAACGGGTCGCGTCGTAAGCAATGACCGAACGGAAGTAGATGCCGTCTTCATCAAACGCGTTCTCACGGTTGACGAGCGGCAGAAAGCGTGCGCCGACGTAATCGACGGTCGAGCCGTCAGGCATGTTCATAGTGAAACCTGCACGGGCGTCATTTACGAATGACGTAATGCTGCCGTCGTCTAACTTATCGGCAATGATCTTAGCGAGATCGCTCATTCCGCGCCGTCCTTAATTGTCTTGTAGTTGTCAAACACGAGCGTCTGTTGCGCGACGGGCAAAGTAGCCCAGCCGGGTAGACGTTCGGGGACGACGGTAAAGTTTTTGCCGACCACAATCAGCTCGACCTCGTTATCTCTAGCTGCGTCAATTACATCAAACGCCGTTAGGTAGAACTCCGTGTCGCCTGTGGCGTACGGTCCGAACAGGTTTTCAGTAGCCCGCACACGGCCCACGAGCGTTCCGGCAGACACGTACTTTCTACCTGAAGCGTCAGCGGTAATCGCCGCCTCGTCAAGCCGTCCACCAACGCGCATCAAGTGATACTCGCTATGTAAGAACTCCCCATAGAACGGCACAGAGGTGCGCGTCCGGGGTCCCATCAAAATAGGGTCCATTTATTTTACTCCATTCTTATTTCTTTACGCCAAAGCGGTCGTTTGCCGCTTGGCTCCATGTGTCCTGTGTTTGCTGCGTGCGGTTGCCCGCTTGCGACATGACGACGGGGCGGGCTGTCGAATTAAGCTTGAACCAACCGCTGTTGACTAAATCGGTTATTTTTTCGCTTTCGGCCCATTCGCTGAAAGCTAGCTCTTTATCGTCTAATACGACGCTAACCTTCCGGCCTTCGCCTTCACCCTCGACTTTTAACGACTTACCCCTTAAAAAAGTTTCAAGCTTTTCGGGATCAAGCTCAACGCCACGAATCGTTCCGTAACGGTCGTTTTTACCTTTCTCAGCCTCGAGTGTTGCCATGCGCTCTAACGAAGTTTTAAGCTGATCGACTTTCCCCAGTGCTGTATAAGCCTGCCAGCGTTCACCGTCGGCCTTGCTAAGCGTCACGCTACCGTCAGCGGGCACTTTGCCCCTAAACTCGTCGCGTTCGGTCTCAGCGGTCTGGGCGCGGTCTCTAAGCTTCGCAACGTCGGTCTCGAGCTTTTCTTTGCTGCCGAGTAGCCGATCACGTTCAGCCTCGAGCGGGCCGATCTTGCCTTTTAAGATGCCGAGTTCAGATAATGCCTCTTCTAAAGTCAGGGCCATAGTTCCTTTCACACGCCACGGGCGCGGTACTCGCCTCCACGGGGGGCTAGGTGTTTAGGTTTCTGGACTCACAGCGCGCCTACAAGACGCGACAAGCCACGAAAAAACCGCCGGGTTAGGGCGGCTGGGTAGAAATTGAAGGGTTAGTTTTCCACGGTTGGCTCCGGCGGTTCGGGTTCGTCGAGTTCTGCGCCCTCCTCCGCTATCTGTGCTTGCATCGCCGCAACGTCGGAAACGCCCACACGCCGCATTGCCTCAGCTTCGGAAATGAACCCGGCTGTTCGCAGCTCTATGGTCATGCGCTGATCGTCGGGCGTCGGCGCAGCGGCCCATAACGTCACCCGTCCATCAACGTCAGTATCGGCAAAGGCGTTCCGTCCGGTGTCAAGGTAGCTACCGAGCATGAGCGCCGTCTTGAGCGTCCAGTTTAATGCGAGCTTCACCTGCGTTACGGTCGGGCCTAAAGATGTTGTGAAATCCTGAAGGGCTTGTACCCGGGAAACCGCGCTGCTCGTCGCGTCGCCTAAGATGAGCCGGTGCTGCTGATTGCATAGCTCGAGAATGGCCTCACGGTGCGCCTTGATGTTCTCTAATAGCGGCTGTGAGCTGCTCACTCCCCGGTAGTTCATGCTCGGGGTTGTCAAGCTGCCATCGGGCAAGGTGATACCCGTGATGAAGTTAGACTGCCCGTTGCCAGCGATGTACGGCATCCGCTTGTAGACCTGTTCAATGCCTTCTTTATTTCTCCGGCGCGGGCCGTCGTCGTTCGTATATCCGGCAGCGTCTACCCATTGTCCGGGCGGCATCCCGTTTAAGATGACACGCTCCTCAAACGCTGACGCGCTGCTATGCCGATTGAGGTACGTCCATTGTGTGTTGAGGCCGTCCTGTTGGCTTACCACATCCTCAGTGATAAGCGGCGGGCGTGACATCTCGAATATCGTCAGGTTGCCCGCTAGCGGATAGGTGGTTTCGGAGACGATGGTTTCAAAGTCAATCCCGCTGCGTATCTGCACAACGGTATCGTCACCGGAGATAGAGCGGCGCTTTTCGGAGCGTGTCCACTCTTCAGCCGCGAAGGTAGACTCTAGCGCGACCAACTCGAGATGAGGTTCGTCTTTTTGCAGCGCATGGTCATAAGCGCCGTAAGCGTACCAGCCTGCAATGATCTCGTCGTCCTCGTCGCGTAACATCCCCGCCGTACCGGGCCGGGGGTGTGTGAGCCGGACGGCTGTTTCTAAGACCGGCTCGAGTCCCGACGCTTTCGCCTGTCCCTGTTCGTTAAGCCCGCGCTTAGGGATGCGGAAGCGCAGAATAGAACTCGTTTCGTCGGGGGTACGTGTGGCCCATAGCAGCGGCAAACAGGCATCTTGTAACGTCTCCTGCACGCGCCGCCCGTAGTACCATCCGGTCAGCGCGTCGTTAGCCTCTACGTTCAGCGGCGCTAACTCCCAGTCAACCTCTTTGCCGACCACGGCGTTAACGTGCGTCCCCATGACTGACGAGAGCATGTTCTGTATCACGTAGTTCTGCCGGACACGTCTCAGGCTCGCTTCATAGTCGGGATTGTCAGACTCGAGGCGCGGACCCGCCCAGTGTTCGCCGTTCTCACCGAACATACCCGCTTTTGTTCCGATAAAATATGCGTAGAGCGTCGCAAAACGTTCTTCATCGGCGGCGCGGGTTTGAAAATAATCTTTAAGGGTGATGGTCGCACCTCCTTGGGATGACGGCTAAGAACTAAAAACTAGGAAACGAATACGAAGCGGGGTAGTCGGTGGTGGGTTCGGGCTCGAGCAAATGCATGACCATGTACCGCACGCAGTCCACGCCGTCGTCAAACTCTTTCACGGGATGTTCTTTTAACGTCTCACCGCCTGCACCTTTAGCCCAGGTGTAACCCTCGATTTCTTCTTCGGTGCAAGTGGGGCCGTTACTGAGGTCGGTCGTCTCGTCTATGAGCAGCGGGTCACGCTCTACTAACGCGCCACGCATTAAGTAGAGGCGCGGCTTACCATCGTCAGCAATCGCTAAGCGGTCTAGGACGGCCTGTATGCCGGTAGTCACGGCTTTGTTTGCCGCTGTAGTTTTTATGTTGAGTTCCTGCTCGAGGGTCGCCCTGTCCTCAGCGTCATGATCGGTGATGGTCGCTTCTATTCGCTCACCTTCGCTTAGCCGCCTGATCTGCGCCGCGTGGTCTTTCACAGTGCGCTGCGTTTTATATATCTCGCGGTAGCGGTACAGGCGACCGTCAGGGTCGAGCGCAAACCAGCTACAGACAAAAGGGTGAGTGAATCCGAAATCCACTACCCTAAACTTTCGCCAGTCGGCGGGGATAGGAAAGTTGTCTATAAGATGCACAGCGGCGTCGTAGTTCTCGAATACGACGCCCTCAGACGCTACCCACTTGCCATAGCGGAGGCGTTGCTTACGCGCCCCTGTGAGTTTGTCCAGACGCGCCATGTAAGAGACGCCGAACGGGGTCAGCTCGCCCTTTGCGGTGTAAAGACGCGGGTTCTCTTCGTGCCTGCTGAGTAGCCTGTGAGTCAAGGCCGCGTCCATACGTTTATTCAGCCAGTGCGAGGGCGGGCCGGGATTACAGTCCCCAAAAAGCTGCTGGTAGGGGATGACGCCGTTTCTAAGGCGCGTGCTTAAGAACTCCCAGTCATTCAGGGTTAGCTCGGTAGCCTCTTGCACGTAGATCACATCGAACTCGGCAGACATAAGCTTGACCGGATTGTCGATACCGGCCACGATGATCTCGGAACCGTTCGGGTATTCGTATGACTGCCTTACCCGCCGCTTTTGGTTCGTGGTGTCGCAGCCGGGTTTGACGTGTGCCTCGAACGTCACTAAAGCCGTCTCGGTTATCGCTGCCCTTGCTTTACGCACGATAGCAAGGCGGCAGCCGGGATACTTCTCGGCAAGGGCGTTAAGTTTCTCGAGTGCTACGCGACTCTTGCCAGTCCCTGCCGGACCGTCGAGCAGAAACTCGTCAAGCTTGCACCGTAAAGCAGCAAGTGCAGAGCCTCGGGGGAAGTAAACGTTTGCGTTTGTCGGTATAGCTCTAGAGATCATCTTCAGACACGCCCACAAGGTATTTCAGGCCAACGTTGCCACTATGCTCAAGCTTGTCGGTGAACCGTCCGTGCAATTTTAGGATATCCACCAAGGCGCTCTGTGCGTCGTAAAGCTTAGCCTTGCGCTTAACCCGCATTGCACCGCCGTCTTTATCGTAGACTTCGGTTTCCTCTAACTCTTTAATTAAGTGCGTGACGCCTAAAGCTCGAGCTTTATCTAAATCGAGGTTGTTATCTGCATCTATAAAGGCGCTCATGTCACCCTTTGCGATACGACCTAACCTTGCTACAGCTTCATCTGCGCTCATCGCCGCTTCGGTTAAGTGCTCATCTATCAGTACACGAATCTTAGGGTTTCTTAGGTTGTCGTATCCTGTAACGCTTAAGGTACGATAGTCACCTTTGTAGCCTGCCGTTTGCGCCGCGTCGGTGGCATTGAACCCATTGGAAAGATAATTATAAACGAAAAGGCGCTGCTTATCTGTCAATTGCGGTTTTGCCATCACCTCCCTCCTCCAGAAAGTCTCGAGCCAAAGAAAAAGCCGCCCTTTCGGACGACCGTAGCTACTTTTATAAGCCCACCTTAGCACATGAGTAACGATCTTGCTACAAAACTCAGAACGCAGCCCAGTCTTCTCTGTACTCTCTTACTACCGCTCGCTTCCATATAGCGTTCATACAAAGACGTTCGGGGCGTCCGGTGCGGGCGTTCTGCCGGACGGTCAGGACTTCGGTATGGGTAACACCTTTAACCTTGCCCGCGTCGTTACGCTTGATGAGGTCGGTGTTGTCCTGCCGCACTATCCAGTAAAGCTGCCAGCCGGTAGCAAAGAACTCTCGCCATACCTCACCGTAGCCGAGGCCGTCAATCTCGCGCAAAGCATCAATATATTCTTGTTCCATGATTGACACTTCAAGGTGCTTATTCTGAAAAAAAGGATGCGGCGGGAGTAGGGCCGTAAGGTAACGCGGTGGTGAGCTGCCCTTGCCTCCCGGCAGCTGAAACGTCGGCAGTTCAAGCAGCAGCTCCGGCGGCAAACGTTTCCAACCTCCGGCTCGCAACTCGAATAGCAGCTCGTCGGCTGCCATGCGCTTCTCAAAAATCGTCAGCTCTAGGCGTTCAGCTGTCTGCGTCATTGCGCCTCGAGTACAGCTAGGTAGGCAGCAAGCAAAGCCTTGGCAGGTGTACAACTCACATAACCGTTACCTGTGTGCACAGTAGCTTCGTAAAGGGGGCCTTGGCTTGACAGTGAGCTATGGAGCCCTATGTACCAACCGCGCGCCTCTGCCGCCTCTTGCACAGCGGCTTGAATAACGGCGCGACCCACCCGGCCTGATGCGTGAACGTTTTGGGGTCCTTCGTTAAGCCATATTTGCACTGACATACTACGCACAAAACAACAGCGGCCCGGTTCTAGTTTTTCCCACAGCTCTAAAAGTTCAAGCATCCAAACTCCTCAGCGCGTGTACACTCAACTCAAGCGCGCCCGTCCCCGCTCTGGCAAGCAAGGGACGGGAGTTTTTTGTTGGTCTAAAGGTTTCGTCAGACTCTCTCTAATGGAACCTTTTGGTACTCTTTGGGGGCCGCACGTGCTAGGAATGTTCTAGGCTCATCCTTATAATAAAAATCATTTTCGAGTGATGGCTGTATCTGAAAGTCAATATTGAGCCCTGTGTAGTTGCATAGGCTGTCACCCTGCTTAACGCACTCACTTCCCCAACGTAACCGTAAAGCTGTCCACTCACCTGTGCGGCCCTCTTGCATCCACTGATGAGCAGCGGCCTCTTCGGGCAGGAGAGAACCCCACTCGATGTTTAACTCGGCTGCAAAAATCTGATAGAACGTGCGGTGTGTCATCACTACCCGCACATCCCAGTCTCGAGGGTTTTCTGCCTTGAGCGCCGAGCCGACAAGAAACACGGGTGAGCGATAGCGCACAGAGGTAAGGCGACTTCGGGCGTGCAGTATTTTCCGCTTTTTAGGGTCGAGCTTTTCATAGGCGTTCACTTTTTGCCTCCATCCCCGAAGCCCCTTTTAACAATCTCTGCCGCCTCCCTCTGCCCGTGAAACTCCAGGACGCCGATGATGGAGAGGAGGAGGGCGCGGCGGTAGCGGTCTTGTTGGGCGGTGCGCTGCGCGGGTTGGACGGGTTGGGTAGGAGTCACAGCTCTCGCCCCTCCGAGACCGCAGCCCGCACGATCTCAACCTGCCGCCGCAACTCATCGTGGGCCTCGTCTAAAGATCTTTGGGATGCTACTAGAGCAAATTCCAAATCTTCTTTTTCCCGGTTGGCAAGGTAAAGGCGATACTCGAGCCAGCCCTCACGTTCGCGTACGTCGCGCAATGTCGTTTCGTCGTCCGCGAAAGCTTCGGCCTCATAACACGCCTCGGTTAAATCGTTGGCCTCAAGCGTCCGCACGCTTTCTCGGTCTGTAGTGTCTTGATAAAAAGCTATGTAGTTTTTCACAGTCTCGCCTCCAGAAGTCTCTTAATGGTTTCTTTGGCCTTACCGCTCATAATCTGACCCGTAGTGAATCGAAGAACGACCCAACCGAGAACAGCCGCCTCCGCATATTTTTCGCAATCGCTCTCAAAACCCTTGCCAGTGACGTGTCTCCCGCCTGAGTAAGTCGCCCCCTCGCACTCGACTAAAAGTTTGTGGTCAAGCTCGACAAAATCTGCCCTCCAGCGCCGGGTAGGGTGAAAAGTGTGTTCAGAGACCCAGGTTGTACCTTCGATTTCTCGCAAATGGGCCTCGAGCAAAGCCTCACCGGGACTTCTCACGAGTCGTTTACCGGGCTAAGAAACTTCTTAAACCGTCTAATCCACTCGCCATTATCATCCTTGACCTCCTCCGAAAACTCCCTTAGTGGGCGGGCGTGAAGAGTCCGCCAAGGCTCTGCCAAATCCCGGTAGAGAACAACTTGGGTCAGGTTGTCACACTCCGCGTCCGTATACATGGCGAAACCTGAAACTTTGTAAAGCGCCCCCTTCCAATGGCGCATGATCATTCCAATTTGTGGCAGCCCCTCTGCGGTCAAGCGAACTGTGCGCGACTCTCTCATGGCCCCTCCCTATCCTCTACCGACTCGGGCTCTACAGCAGGGTCTTCGGCATCAGCCCAATCACCTTGACTCACCGCAGTCGTTTCACCTGTGGGCGGGTCGTCTGAGGCGTCGGGTGTGGGGGCGGGCTGATACTTAGGGAATACCGGCTCACCTTCCTCGGCTATCCGCATCGCTGCCGTCGCTACCTGTACCGCTTCTCTGTAGACATCTTCAGAAGAAACACCATGCCCGTACTCCTGCTCTAGCAGAGCATTAGCAAGCTCGCCCACTTCCTCCATAAGGGCGGGTAATAGGTGCCGTCCGTTCGGAAACTTTGCCCTAGCCTTCTGGACCTCTATCGCAACATCATCCAGAAATTCACTAGCCATTAGCTCCTCCTTCCTCCGCCGTGGTCTCACCTTGTGGTGTGGGCTGCTGGGCGTCCGGTGTAGTGAGGGTTTCTTTTGCCCCGGCTTTTAGAGTCTCTGCCATTCGGTAAAACGTTTTTTGATCTATGTCTGGCAACTCTGCGGTGAAGCTATAAGCAGCTCTAAATGCCCCTATAAGCTTCTCGGCCTCCGCAAGTGTTAAGCGGGGTAAATCTTCAGCCTCCGGTTTGATAGCAGGGTCGGGCGGGCGCTCGTAAGACGACAGCCGGGAGAGTTCAGCCCAGAGCGGGGCGCGGCGGGCGAAGTAGCCGGGGGCGTACAAGGCACTCACACGAGGCTCCAAGTTCTGCCGAGTTTAATTGCACTGATTGCCGATTGAGTGACGTTAAATCTTTTAGCTATTTCTTTTTGCGTAATTTTTTCGTTCAAAAGGTCTCGAATTTGAACAACATCTTTTTTGGACAGTTTTGAAAGATTACATTCTTCAGCCAAGGGGATATAATTACGCCCCTTAGCGAGCATGTCCTTGATGTTATCAAGCTGCGTACCAAGCCATAAATGTTCAGGGTTGACACAGCGGGGGTTATCGCAGGTATGGCAGACAAAAAAAGCGCCCGGCTCTTCTCCGTGAGCGAGGTAGTAACTGTAACGATGTGCTTTTAAGTTTTTCCCCGCCAGTTTGAAATACCCATAACCATTTGGCTGAAGAGCTCCCCTCCAAAGCCAGCAAGTGTCAGTTTTTTCTACTTTGCTCCAAAATCTTTTTTCATCGTTACCGATGATTGTTCCGATTTCTAGAGTTCCATTATTTGTAAATCTGCTGTAATGCTTAGAGCAAAAGCCCTTACCCCGGTGCTTGCTTTCGCAACCTTCAACTGAGCAAGATTCTCGAAAACTACTTTCAAGCTTGCCTGTGCGCTTTACCCGCGCATAATGTTTGCCACACAATCCTTTTGCTAGATACTTGTCCTCACACCCATCAACAGTGCAAGTACGAACAGGTATACTTCCCATTGCAGTCACCTCCAGTGGTTGTCGCGTCCGGGAGGTGCTGATACACCGAGTCCCGGACACTTCTATAATATCACAATTTGCCGTGCTAGACAGCATTAGTTTAGCCTTCCTCTCTGTAGATTTAACTCATCGTTCCAGTCCATTCCTGGGATTGCGGGTATGTAGACCTTAACGTTTCTCCCTTGTCTGCTAAAACGTTGCGCTGCGGCGTAGGCCGCAAGCTGACCTGCAAACTCGGTTGTGCTGTCTTCATCCCCGAAAATGGTGACGTTGCGGATGCTTTCAGGCAGCTCTACAGTCTCGAGGCCGAATGCTGAGACGCACGCCCACACCGGTAGGTTGAAAAGCTCGGCGGCGGCGGCGGCGGTCTCTATTCCTTCGGCTAATCCAACCTCACTAGCGGCAGTCCATAACCGTACTGCCGCCCCCTTAATGGTTGTCGTCGGCGTCATCGTCCTTTTCGGATCGGGTATCACTGCCTTGCGATTGCCCTCCAGAAACGTCCTGTGTATGGACACGGCCTTACCGCTCACGTTTTGCAGAATGCCGAGCATGGCTGGAAACGTCCTGCCCTCAGCCCGTAAGCCAGGGTGAAAGCGCAAACCGGTAGGTAAACGGGATAGACCTCTTGCCCGTAGGTACTGGTGAGCCTGGTCGCCATGCTTTACCGGGTGTGAACCTAGCCAGATGCGGTTGAGTGCTTTCGCAGGATCGCGTTTAGGCTGAAACCTGACTTTTTCGGGTACACCTAAGACGCGCTCGACCTCGCGGGCAGTGCGCTTGAAGTCCCATGAGTTGAGAGACATAAGCAAATCGAAGCCGTCATGAGGGCCACACGCACGGCAGTAGTAGGTGCCGCGTCCCTCGAGGTCGGTAAACGACGCCCGGTCGTTGCCACCGCACAGCACACACGGGCGGTTAGGTTTAGATAACGCCGACTCGGGTACGCCTAGCTGAGTAAGTACGTGCAGCCAATGCCCGCTCGCGGCTTCTTTCGCGGAAGTTGTCAAAACAACCGCCCCGCAAACTCTAAGGGAGTTTTTGCACTCTTACTTTGGTTGCACCAAGCGCATGAACACACAATATTTTCAGGGCCGTTAGAGCCGCCTCGAGCAAGGGCTATCACATGATCAACGTGGAACTTACCTTTGCCGGACTTTTTTAGTTTGACGCCACACCACCAGCAACGGCCTTTTTGAGCCTCACACTGCTTTGCAACATCTAACGCAGTGTGAACACCGCCAACACTTTTAACCCGAGAGCGCCGCTTGCGAGTATTCGCTAAGCCCTCTTCGGGTCGGTCACGCCAGTACTGGCGGTTTTTTTCACGAAGAGCCTCACGGTTTGCCTCACGGTACTTCGCTTTATGCTCAAGGTTTCTGACAGGGTTTGCTTGCACCCAGCGTACAAGCCTTTCGGCAGCTGCTTCAGGGTTTTCAAGCTGATACTTTGAGCGTGTTGCCCGAGCCCGCTCAAGGTTGTTTTGATACCAAGCGCGCTCTTTTGCTTTGCACTTTTCGAGGTTATTCTCTCTGTAAGCTTTATCCGAAAGGGACTTGCAGGTTTTACAAGAAGGGCTCAGGCCATCTCGCTTTTGACTGTTTCGAACGAAAAACTCAGGAGTAGGGGGTTTAGAAACGCCGCACTTAGTGCAGACCTTTTCAGGTACAATACCCATTGCAGACCTCCGCGTCTGTCGTGCCAGGGCGGTGTTGAAGCACCGAGTCCCTGGCTTTATTGTATCACCTCCAGGACGCATTTTGTACCTCCTTACGCTTCGCATACGCAATGTTTCGGCTTCTGATAAAACCGTTGACTTCCTTGCTAGGTGGCGTCGGGTGAGCTAGGCGCACGTCAGCCGTAGCCGGTTCCTTAAACTTTTGTAGATACATATTTAATATCCAGCCGTCAGACTTACTTTTTGTAGCAGCGTAGTAAAGCAAACCGCCATAGAAGGCGCGCTTATCGGTGAAGGCGTAAAGGTTGCGACGTGTTTTCGGTTTGACCTCGGTAAGGTCGGCGTCAATACGTGCGCCCGGTTCGTACTCAGCTTCTTTCTTCTGCGGGATAGCGCCGCAATTCGGGCACTTCGCAGCAGGCTTGTAAACGTGAGCGCACTCTCTACACGTCACGTCTTTGGGCTTTTTCTTAAGCTCTTCTTCTCTTTCGGTTTGCGGGTCAACGTCGCCGGATATGTCCCAAGTCACAGGGTCACTTACAAAATCGCCATGCCTGTGAATGTTAAAGCCAAGATCAAGCACAACGCAGTCCGTTTTGCCCCGGTAGGAGCGAAGGCCGCGCCCGACGATCTGTATCCAGGTCGTCAAGCTTTTCGTTTCCCGCTCTACTATCACGCATGAGATGGCGGGACAGTCGAAACCGCGCCCGAGCACTCCGTAGTTGCAAATTATCTTCAGATCGCCACATGCAATAGCCTCAAAAGCTGCTTGACGTTCGTGCTGAGGGGTATTGCTATCTATATGGAAAGACGGTATGCCCGCCTCGTTGAACAGTTCGGCGTTACGTCTGCTTGTTGCCACGTTAGGGCCGAACAGCACCGTAGGGCGTCCCTCTGCGAAAGTCTGCCAGTGTTTGACGACACCGCCGATCAGGGTTAGCTTCTCAAACGCCGCTGCCTGTGACGCTTCGGTGTAGTCGCCGCCGGAGAGTTTTAGCAGTTCGCTGTCTGACTCTTTGACGCTGAAGTAACGCGGGCGTACTAGGTAGCCTTCGCGTATCAGGGACTCGCAAGAAGGGCCGCGTGCCATAGCTGTGTAAACGTCTGTAGGCTTTGGCGTAGCGGTCAAGCCGACTTCGTAAGCGTTAGGCCAACGCGCCCGGATAGCTGCCCACATGCCGGTATCCTTTGAAGCTTCGTGCGCTTCGTCGGTGATGATCAAATCGGGCTCGAGCCAGTCCAGGTAAGCAAGACGGCTGTAAACGGTGTGTACTGAAGCAACCTGTACCGGCGCGTCCGTGCGGTAGGTGTTGCCCGCCATGAGTACCGCTGCGTCGATGCCTAGAGCCGTGTAGGAGTCTAAAGCCTGCTTGACTAGGGTGCGGCCTGAGACGATGAATAAAACCCGTTTGCCTTTACGGACGGCACTCTCGACGATGTGCGCGCTAGTTCGAGTCTTGCCTGAACCTGTTGCGCTCTGCATGATGACTTTGCGGTGACTTTGTGACAGCAGCCGTCTTGTCTGGTCGATCAGTACCTGCTGATACGGCCTCAGAGAAATCATGAGAAAACCGCCGTTTTTTCACACACGCGCGCATTAACAGAAACCCTTTTAGCTTCTGCCCTTGCACCTAAGTTTAGACTGATCCGGTTTCGACCCTTAAAAGCCCCGGTAAGGGATGAGTGATTAAGGGCTGGCTTTTCTTCGGCTGAGTCACCACGCCAAACCTCGCCCTTTAAGTTCTCTCTTACCGGGCGCTTTTTGCTTTTAGAAGAAACCCATTCACTATATATATAAAGGGGTGCTGTTTTAGACACGGGGGGGGTGTGCAGGGGACAGCACGGGGGGGGGGTGCTAAAACGGACATAGGGGGGGGTGCTAAAAATCACCTTTAACCGCCTCCCAATCCTCTGCAAACTCTCGAGTCTCGGATTGTCTGATGTGCTTAAACGGGTTGCCGAAAGCTAGGTAGTAAGTGTTTTCCGACTGACTGCCGTCCTTGCGGTACTGGGCCTGTCGTTTGACAAGCCCGTCGTCTATAAGTGCATTGAGATGACTGATTGCCACACGGCGAGAAACACCCGTTGCTTTGACGATCTCCCTAACAGTCAGGTTGCATTCTCCTGAGTCATTAGAGTTAGAGGCTAGGTAAAGCAGAATGAGCTTCCGGCCCGCTGGAGTCACGGGAGTATTCCAAGCCCACCGATAAGCGGTGCGGCTCATGCTGCGTCGTCCTCGAGCCCGGTAAGAAGCAAGAAGGCGGTTTCGGCGTCGCCTCTCTCGGCGTAACAGTTGTGACATTCGGCGTCCCATTCGGCGTAGTGCGCGCCGCAGTTTTCGCAGTGCCATACCGGGACGCTAAACACGCCGCCGCAGGTAAGACACTGATACTCGGGGCCGGTCATGCCGCTAGCTGCTGTCTGCTTTGCAGATACGCCCGTAGTGCGGCCTCTGCCTGCTTGTTCATAGCCTTCGTTACCGAGTTCTCCCAGCCGGTGCTATTTGCGTAGGAGAACCATTTTTCTACCCAGCCCTTTAATTCGTCCTCACCCGTTAGCCACACCTTTTCGGTCGTGTAGCCGGGGTAAGGATAAAAGCATTGCAAGGCGGCGGGTTTATTAGGCTGCCCCCAGATAACGAAGGTTGTTACAAGCCCGGTTGCCTGCAAGCTGCAAAACATCCGGCGTTGCCCTTCGGGGATCGGGTTATTCGGTAGCTTTGCCTCAAAAAGTAACAGGTGACTGTTTCTCTCGACCATCCCGTCACCGTCTGATACCCGTATCTTTGTGCTACCAAAACAACCGTTTAGAAATGACCAGTCCCATACTGTTGCAGCGTATTTGCCTAAGTCGCGGATATTGCCGTGAGTTGTCATGCTACCCGCCTGACAACTGGCCCGAACTGCTTAAACACTTCGGCAAATTTCTCTACGTTTTCGCCCATGTAAATAAAGCAGCTACCGTGCGTGCTGCCGCTGGCCTCACCCGTCGGTGCGTAGAAGTTGATACGGCCCTTTGTAAAGCAAAGCGTATGGTTCCATAAGGGCGCAAACCATTCGGTTTCATTGCTGTTGCTGTTGAGTAGCAGTATGGCCTCGGTAACGTTCCCGGCTTCAAACTCTGCTACCGCCTTACGGACAAACTTTCTGCAAAGGTCGCCCCAGGGCGGGTTAAGCCATAGACGACCTGACCATTCCTTGTCTAGCCCGTTTGTCTCGGCGGTGTAGTAGACCGCCGCCTGAATAACCTTTTGTGCGGTGTCGTTTGACGCCGGGTCAATATCAAACCCGCCCATAACCTCACACGCCGCCTCTATATAGATCGGTGGCGTGTACCATTCGACGCTTTCGTTTAAGAGAACGTTAAGGTGCCGCCGCCGCTCTTTTTCCTCGGGCTTTACTTTGCCCTGTGCGTCGTGCGTTTCGTAATGTTGTTTCTGATACTGCTTTTGTCGAGCGGTTGCTTCGTATTCAGTAGCAGCGATAGCGGCAAACAGGGCGCTACTCTCACCGCTGCCCGTGTCTACATGCCCGGTTAATTCGGCTTCCTCTAAGACGCTGCCGACACGCTCGAGCATCCCGGCTGTAACTGGCTTACCCGTAGACTTTGCGTAACCGTTAGCAAGCCGGACGATAGCGGGCTGTATTTCAGGGTCGAAACTCGTCAACGCTCGAGCCTGTCTCTCGTTAGCAGGTAGCGGCGTTTGTGTCCCATGGGACACATTTTCGTTTTCTATCCTATGGACAACTTCAGCCGACTCCATAAGCCGGTAGGCTTGACGCCTCGGTATCTGCCATTTCTGCTGGCAGTAGTCCTCAAACGTTCCGTATTCTTCCCGGTAGAGTTTGCCGTCACGAATAGCTAAAAGTGCGTCGCCTACTTCGTAAAACGTCTTTAGGCCCGCTTCGATTTTCAGCTCGAGCATTTCGTACTCGGTTACTTCGTCAAAGCTAAGCGTCTCCGGTATAACAACGTCAGTCACGCCGACGCCCTATCGAGTTTTATCAGTTCGTGCGGAAAGTAGCCTTCAAGGTTTTTCGGGTTGCACTCCGGCGGCAGATTGTCACGCAAAACACCGTAGGCCGGTGCATGCGAAGTTTCTTTAATTGTGCCGATACCGTCAGGCGTTTGCACCCTGTCGCCTATGTCAAAACGTTGTGTCACGTTTCTCCTAAAAAGCATGTAAAAAGGCTGCCTGAATAGCAGCCCTGCAAGGTTGTTTTAGGTTTTATTTAAGCGGCTTTCGGATCAGGCGGGTAGTGGTTCGCCTCCTCGTGGAAGGCCGCCTCTTCCCGCGCATCGGCTTTTTTGTCGAGCTCTACTCGAGCGTTGACAAACTCAAACCATCTCCGGTAGAGGTTGCTAAGGTCGCCCTCGCTTACTTTTCCTACCTGGGCCTTTACTTCATCCCAAGCAAGCATGAGCGTATGTCCGCCCTGACTAAAGGTTCCGGACTTCGCACCGTAGCTTCGAGCGTCCTCGTCAGACTGCCACTTCTCCCATACAGGTTTAGCGGCTTCAGCTTCACGCTTAGCTGCGCCCATAACGCGCTTTGCCTCGTCAACGGTAAGGTCTGAAGGTTCGATACCGATAACGTCACGTGTCGCTTTCGTTACCCGGTCGAACAAGGCGAGTTGCTTTTCTACGGTCAAGCCGAGCTTAGCGAGCGCCTTTAGCATCTCTCTAGCCCTACCCGGCCCTATGCCCTCGGGTATTGCCGTCTCCTGTACGGGCGTCTCAGCTGCTACAGGGGCAGCCTCTACGGTGTTCTCGCGTTCGGGTGTCACGGCGGTAGGGGCTACAGGCTCGGGCGTCTCAGGGGCGCTCTCAGCTTCATTGCGGGTAAGCAACTTGTGCAGAAAGTAATCGTCTTGAGACCAAAGCGCCAAACCAAGTCCCAGTCTCATCCAACACCGCTTTACGGCGTCGCTCATGGCGTCCTTGGCCCGCGCGCCGTCGTTGCTTTTTTGCAGCGGGTTCTCAACGTCTCCGGCCTCGATAACGCTGACTTCACGCCCATCGACCACGCAGCGTATTGTCACGAGCGCTCCTACTACTACGTTTTCTTGGGCCGGGAAGGTTGCGCTTTTCGTCGTTTCCTCCGGCGCGTAGCCTCGGATAAGCTCGACCGGCCCGACTGAATAGGCTCCTACGACAGACAGCGCACGCTCGGTAACGCTCGAGTGGCTGACATAATCGCCGCCCTTGCTACCCGGTTTTCGTTGCACGAGCTTTTCATTAAACGGTTTTGCCAAATCCTTAAGTTGCGACATCTTCTAAATCCTCCGCCTTCTCCAGCGTCAGCACACCGCGCCCGCCGACAAACGTCAGGGTGCGCTTAACGTCCTCCGCCGACACGCGCAGACGTAAAACCATGGTGTCCGGTTCGGTGTCATAGCTGAGGCCCAGAAACTCTCCGGTGATGGTCTCGAGATTAAGCGGGTCGGCGCTTGCAAGGTGGTCGGCGTCGTAATCGTCCTGACGCTCGTCATGGCTGGGTGAGTCTAGTGGGTCGGTCACGCCGTCGCCCGCAGAAACGACACGAACGCACGTAAGGCGGCCTCGGCGCGGTTTTCGCCGTCTGCTTGAAAAAAACGGGCGTTACCTTTTGGATAGAAATCTATCCCGAAGCTTTCATATCGCTCTTTGTTCCCATTATTCAAGAGATGGCAGATACGAAATTCAGCCTCGCCTTTGCGCGCAATCTCCTCAACCGAACTGCACACCCCCGCGTAGATATGGTTACGAAAAGCGGGTTCAGAGCAGGTGCTGAAGTCATCCCAAGGCAGCGTCCGGTAGTAGCCGTCGAAAGTCACGGCCACGTCGTAGCCTTCGTCTTGCCATCTATCCGGGTCGCGTTCCGTGCACTCCTTTACGAGTTGCAAGATGCCCATGTCTGAAACTTTTGTCGGTACAACTTCTATCGCCATCAGCTATCCTCTCCACTCAGTTTTGTTGCCATTCGCCGCTCCCAAAGCGCCATGAGGACGCCCGCCAAAATCCAAGCGGGCAGAAATGTAGTGAAGAAGTAGGTCAGTTCCATGATCCGCCGCCTTTTACGCCTTCCAGCTCCTCATCCGAACTCAACCTCACCCATCCCCCGGTCTGAAGGCTATGCTGTAGCGCCTGGTATGCCGCCTCAGATTCGCTCAGCCGCTCGCTAAGCGTCGTCGCCCGGTCCTGGTACCGCTCAGCCCGCTCACGCCACACCTGCGCCTGTGTATAGGCCACAGCGCCGACGATGTTAGTGGCGAGTAGGGCGGCGAAAAGTAGGATGATGAGTAAGGTCACGTTGGCATCTCGAAAACATGTAAGACGAGCTGACCGTTGTACATGACTGCTGTACCGAGGTGAGTAGAACTTGGACCGGTTATCTCATGACCGGTCCCGGCGATTCTGAATTTTCGGGTGATTTTCTTAGCGGCGGGGCTGACCAACGCCCAGAGGCAAAGCTGTTCGTTATCCTGCACACCTACGTGCAAGATTCTCGCGCCCATCGGCATCTCGAGCCGCACTTCATCTTGCGATGGGAGCAGGTATTTATAAACCTTTTTCATGGCGCGGCCCAATCAAGAGCCTTTACTGCTGCCGCCTCTTTACCGAGCGCCTTAAGCCGCTTTGCGCCTCCTACGAGCACGTTCAGCTGCTTAGCTGCGCTTTGTGCCGTGGTGCTGTGGTGTGGTGCGGCTAGTCGTCTGACGATTGACTCGGCGTTAGCTAGACGTATTTCGTACGGAGTCACGACGTACCCATCTCAGCGTTACGCCGGTACAAAATGCCGAGTACCTTGCCTACATGCTCCGGCCTAATCTCGACATCCGGAAACTCCCCCGGTTTCGCACTCAGCAGCGCGTCGGCGTCACACTCGGACATGTAGCGTTTGAGTTCCCTGCGGTATTTAGTCGTGCGGTCTAGCACGGCGGTATCGCTGCGGGATGCGAGTCTAAGACGGGTCACATCGGCACCTCGAAAACGTGCAGGACGAAAGTCCCGTTGTGCATAAGCGCGGTACCGAGGTGGGTTGGGCTCGCCCCGGCCACCTCGTGGCCTGTCCCGGCGATTCTGAAACTTCGCGTTTTTGTCTCGCCTTTGGGGTTCACGAGCGCCCAGAGACAAAGCTGCTCGTTATCCTGCACACCTACGTGCAAGACTCTCGCGCCTATAGGCATCTCGAGTTTTACTTCGTCTTGCACTGGTAGAAGGTATTTGTGAACGACTCTCACGTCGTCGCCTCGAGCAGCAGCGCATACCGCGTCTTGACACTTGCCCAAGCGCCATGTTTTGAGTTTGCTAAACCGGTATAGCCCCAACCTCTGAAATAAACGTGCCAGCGGTAAAGCTGACCGTCGGGACCATCAGGGTGAATAACGACGCGCATCAGGCGGCTCTCCTCTGTTCTCTCTCGGCCTTCTTTCGGTTTACGAATGCCCGCAACGCCGTTATGGACTCGGGGTGCTTGCGTTTGAGTTCGTCAACGAGGCGGTGGTGTGGATTGGTGGGGGTTGGGGCGGCGGGTTCGGTGAGATTGCGTTCAAGACTCATGCGCTGCCCCCATCTCCCCCATCAGCGCGGCGTAACCCGCTAGGTCTATGGCGCTGTCAGTGTGGGCCGGATTGTGCTGAAACCGCGCAAGCTTCATCAGCGCAAGCAGCGCAGCGGCGTCGTGAGGGGTTAGAGACCGCTCGGCAGGCAGGTCTAGGTATGCACTCCAGAGGCGTGCGATGCTTGCAAAACTGTCTTCAGCATCGCCGTGAACGGTTGCCCTCGAGCTGATGACGCACTCTTCAGCGGCGGCCAAAATGCCTACTCGGTTCATGCCTCGTCCTCTGTCGCAATCTCTATCGCCGCAAGGTAATTCCGGGCGTCGTATTCGGTGCGGGCGCGAATATACGTTTTGATAAGTTCGAGGGCGGTATCTACCGTTGCCTCGTCGGGCGTATTAGCAAAACGACTGCCAAAACCGCCCGGCTCAATAAAAAATGAACCGATTCTAAAACTGAGTCGCTTTAGGGCTTGAGTCGCTAAATTTTCTCTCACGCTTTCACCTCGACCTTCTTCTCTCGGTTCGCTTTGATCCACGCCCTAAAGCCCGCCCGGACAAGCGGGATGCGGTCTTTAGGGATGCGGGGGGTGGGGGGGACGGTTAAGGTTCCGGTGTAGGGGGTTGGGGTGGTGGTCATGACGCCCTGCTAAGCTGGTACATGGATGAAATCGACCGCTTGACCGCGATGGTCGTCATGCTCAGCAACCAAGTAGCTCTAAGCCAGTACCGGTTGGCGATTCTTGAAAACGCAACCGAGGTTGAGGCGATGGCCCAGCTCAAGACAAATCTGATGGGCAGTCTTTGCGCGCTCGCCGAGATTGAACCTGAAGACGTACCGGAAGAGATGCTCGAGAAACTTGACGAAAATGCCGCTAAGCTAGTTGCGTCCTTGAACCTGCTTAGATCGGTCAACTGAGACTTTCGCCGCCCTGAGCTGAATATCTGCCGCTTTCTCCATAAGGCGGATTCGCCGCAGCATCCGGCGGCGTTTGAACCAACGAAACATAAAACTCCTTTTGTGGTGGGGTCAGTGGACGGTGATGGTGTCGGGGTGGTCATGATCTGGTCTCTTTTTCTTCAGCATCGATTAACGCGTGGGTAACGTCCCCGGCCCAGTCATAGAGGTAAGCCCAAACGCCCGTTTGCTCGTCTCTGAGGTAGTCGCTAGCTGCCAAATACATATCCGACGCGGCGTTTTTAGCCCCCTTCAGATCGCCTCTGCGCTTGGCCTCGAGCATCGCCTCGAAAGCGTCGGTATAGAGAGCGTTAAACCAGTCTTCATCGGTCATTTCGGAAGCGGGCTTAGTTGAGGTTGGCTGTAATGGTTCGGTTGTCACCGGGCATCTCCACAATGCGGATTGCCTCCGCTGCTTTTTGTAGGTGGGTTATGGCGTCCTCAATTCCGATCTCAACGGCGTTGACGTTGTAACGCGCCGTCTCTTTGCTGTGCGCTGCGCGGTGATAGTCCGAAAGCTCGAGGTTTGTTATCGACTCGAGCGCGTTAAGAACCTTGTGGGTGATGTCGTAATCAAGCTCTCGTTTCTGGGCTAGACGAGCTTCTTTCATCTGCTTAGCGACTGACACCGCTTCGTGTATGGTCTTTTTGCCTTCGGTCACTTCTTTGCTTAGAGCTTTGTCTTTTGCAACTGCTATACCGTCATTAACGGACACAGCACCGGTACTTATCGCCTCTTGGATAGGATCAGGTGCTCTAACAACGGTGTGCGCCGCATGAGTGCTGATCTCGTCTTTTTGCCACGCTTCCTTGACAGGCTCAGGCGCACCTGCCTTAACCTGTTTTCCTCTGCGATACTGACTTTCCGACATCCCTAAGAGCTGACCGGTTTGCTTAGCTGTTGTAGGGACTCGCTGACCCTGCGGTAAATTTACTGTAGGGTCAGCTTTACCGGCTTTCATGCGCTCTTCGGCTTTTGGTGCAAAGTAGATTTCATAGGCTTCGCCGATATCTATACGTTGTGAATCCGTTAGGTGTCGCCTAAAGCGTGCTGCACCAGCTAGGAAGGTGATCTCTTCGCCCTCATCTGCAAATTGTTCGGTGATGGCCTCTAGGGTCTGATAGCCGACCTCTCGAGCGGCCCTTACGCGCTGATGACCGTCTACGATGACGGGTGAGCCGGTCCGAAGAGAAACCCTTATGGGCTCTTTGATGCCTCTTGCCTGTACGTCGGCAATAAAGGCCGTCCAGTCGTCGCCCTCAATGTTCGGAATGTTCTTTTGCCAGGGGTGACTCTGTAACTCTTCGGTCCGGTACTCGCTAAGAGAGTTCGCGTTCATCGTCAGCCACCGCCGCGAAGAGGGTTAGCTGCGCGGTCGCTTCGCTGTCTGAAAACATCCCCTGGCTACGGAAAACCTGATTATCTTTGTCGCCGTTATTCGCAATAGCCACGAGCATTTCGCCTCGGAAGTTTTGCCTTCGCTCCATACCCTGCTGAGTGAGGACGCGCAGATAACCCTTATCGCTACCTACCGCGATCTTCAGGTGCTCTCTGCAAAGTTCTTTGATGGCGTTTATAATCCCGTTCAGCCTTGTGTCTGTCGGCGCAATGTCGAAGAACGCCGCCATGTCGCTGCGCTTCCAACCCCTCATCAAGTCACCCCGTTTAGTCCATTCAAGGATGCCTTGCTTTACCCGACCCTCGCGCACAACTGCTCTAAGCCTGCCGCTCGAGTCGGTGACTTTAACGCTCATTAGGACTTCCCCGAACATACCGGGGTTTTGTTTGTTCGCGGCGACCAGCTCGGCTAGGTCTATAAACTTGTCTTGGTCGTACACGGCTAGCTTGCCGATCTTCTTGCCCATCACGTCTACTACGTCCATGATCCGCTGGGCTTCTTCCAAAAGAGCTACTTGCCCTCTCGGTTTTGCTACAATTTGGTTGTTGAGGGACATTAAAACCTTTCAGGCTGCGACTTCATGGGTCGCAGTTTCACTTTTTGCAGAGATGAAACGGGCATAAACTTTGCCGCCCGTTTTCGCTTTGCGGGCCTTGAACTCCCAGACACCATCAGGTATCCGGTAGCGCCTGTTCACAAGCTCGGTACGGATGTTGTAAGCGGTGCGGGCTGTATTCGCTTCATAGACCATTGCCCACTTACCGGGTCGCTTCATCAAGGGCTCGAGTCTTTCGATCCAAACTCCCGGCCCCATTGAAATGGGGTCTTCCCATAAAACTGTCAAGTGACCTCCGTATAATCAAATTAGTAATAAGGTCGGGCTTAAAAATAGCTCTGCTAAGATGCACTTCTCACAGCAGCATCTAGCAGAGCCAAGCGGACGGGGTGGTAGTCAGTCTATCACCTCTTTTTATTTGTAGCTCGGTTAATACGTTGAACGCACGACCTAAGCATTTGCCGGTGCGCCCCCAGTGGATCATTAGCTACCTTTGTTTTTAAGAGCCTGAACTGGCTCCCGCTACCTACACGGTTCCGGGTGGGTCCGATCCCCATAACTCGGATGCCATAAAGCAGTTGCTAAGTGCTCTATGTATCCTCCAAAGTTTTCAATGTTCTCAGGTCTTCATCGGTTCTTAACCTAGCTTGACCTAAACCAAAGCTTATAGTATAAATCTAGTAATGTCAATTGCCCACATTACTACCATGATATCTTCACCCTTAATGAAGGTTTGGGCAACAGCTAATGTCAAAACCGCCAAGACTCTTGGTGAATTGCTTACGGCGAAACGGTCTGATTATGAAGGTACGCCTGAACAGTTCGACCAGTATGTTGTGGCAGACGCTATTGGCTTTAGCCAGCCTTACGTGAGCCAAATAGAGAAAGGACATGCCGAAAACCGAGTTCGCAAGTGGCCTTCCAAAAAACAACAGGCTCTACTCGAGGCTTATAAATTCACGACCGAAGAGATTGCAGAGATCGGCGAGAAGTTTAACCTTGACCTCCCCGGCGTGACCGCCACCGCAACCTTCAGACAACCCGCCGGGCGTTTTCAGGCCACGGCGGAGATCGGCGCACCCCCGGAGAACACCACCACCCTCGAGGCCACCCGGCGTTTCGAGGTACAAGATACTCACATCACCTTTCGGGTCTACGCGGGTATTTCTGCCGGTCATGAAGAAGCGGAGCCTATAGAGGGTGAGGCGTTTAGTATCCCAAGTGCTGACCTGTCAGGCATTGACCCGGTGTGCGTGCGCGTCTACCGCGTCAACGGCGATTGCATGGTGAGTGAGTCTGCGCGCGGCCTCACTATGAACATCTGTAGCGGTGACAAGATCGCGGTAGATATATCCCAGCGGATCGTCAACAACAACGACGTGATAGCGGCCTACTGGCGACCGGGTGACAAGCTCGTGGTCAAACGCTACGTGGAGGCGGGCGACCATATCGTGCTTAAACCGACCTCACCGACCCACCCGCCGTTGATAGCCCAGAACAACGATGATTTTGAGATTATCGGCAAAGTAGTATGGCGTGGCGGCCCTTTCCGCGCTTAGTTATCCACAGGCTTATCCACAGGAGGCAATATGAAACACATCCGCACCGCTTTACCCTTCGTCCTTACTTTGCTACTCGCTGCCTGCGGCGGCAACGGCCAGACGCCGACCCCGCCCGCACCGCCGGTAGAGCAGCCCGTACCACCTGTTGTCACGCCACCCGTCACACCTGCCCCGCCTGTAACTCCGCCTACTGAACCGCCCGCGCCGCCTAGCATTCCTTACTACGGTGAGTGGGCTTGGAGTTTTACCTTAAACGAAGGTTGCTGTAACGAAGAAGGCCGCTATAGCATCGTCCAAGTACGCGACGTTGACCCGGCTGGCAGCGGCTTTGGGTTTTATCAAACCTGTTATCAGGGCGACTGTTACGACTCACTCGAGGGCGGGGCCATCATGGGACCGGGTGAAGACAACACTCTTACGATTACGTTGTTTCAAGTCGATAGCGCGGGCGATTTCGTAGCTATTTACGAAGCTACCGATGATGACGGTGGGCTAACTAAAGACGAGCAAGGTAGAGATGTTTTCGAGGGTGACGGTCAATATTTCGACCCGAATTATGACGATGGTGATGAGCGCGGCACGTTCAAAGCCATACTTACGGACTTCCCGGTAGCTTTCCCGCCTGCCCAATAAAAGTTATCCACAGGTTATCCACAGCCCCCATGCCCATCCCCGCCGCTGCTTATCTACAGCCCCCATGCCCGAAGACCCCGACACCGACCTCGAGCGCCTAGGCTACGGGCGTTTATTGCCTAAACTTTTCCCCTGCTGGTAGCGAGCGTAGACAAAGACCCCGGCGAGCGATCCGAGAGCGGTGATGATGCCAGCCAGACCCAATAGCCCGTGCCCATCCCTGATGAGTCCTACACTCCACCAGATCGTAAGAATAGCGATAGCCGCAGCAGTTATTGTTCCCATCCAACTCTGAACGATATCGGAGCCGATACGCCATGACTCAACACGCCGCCGATGCCTCCCCTGCTGCCGAACATCCTCGTACATCCCCTGCGCCATACCTGGGACAATCTCGTCATAGCGGGCAAGTGTTTCGGGATCCGGCAGCGGGCCTGAATGGAACGACCCATAAATCTGTGTTGGTTGCTCTAAACCGAGCATCCCCTGAGGGGCTTGCCTGGCCTCAAGGCGTGCTTGTCGCTCTGCGTTCTGGCGTTCTAAAGCTTCTTGAGTTCTTTTCGAGCGAGATTTACGACCCACCCGGCTTATTTAGAAACAACCACACGGTGGGGCTTGGTGACTCTCGCTCTTTCCGCCAAGGCCACCGTGGGTTTCGCCTGATTCATCACGGTTCTGAGATCATGGCCGACCATTTGCCAGTCCGAGGCGATGGCGTATGCGTCGGCTTCCTCGGGCGTCCTGCTCACGTTATAGCGATCAAAGGTGCCGAAAAGATCGAGGACGCGTGCAATACCGGAAATGAATGTCGGTTTGGCAAACAGAATGTCGGTACGCGGTTTGGTCTCGTCCATGTCAACCCCTTTAGTCAGACAACTATAGCAGATGCTCGCGCGATGTTTGCCGGGGTCAGTTACAGATTTCAAGACCCAGACCCCCTCGAGCCCTGGCTCATCCCCGAACAGGAGTGGGTGCTGATCCCGGTCATGCCTGTAGAGCCGGACGAAGAGCCGAAGCCGGAGGGCGACTGAGAAACCATGTCTCAACTTGCTACCAAAGCAACCCCCGCCGCCTTCTTGGGCCGAGTCTCCACACAAAATCAAGCAAAACTCGACAAGCAAGGGTTGCCTGAACAGCGCCGCGCTGCCCAAGCTTACGCTGAAGCGAATGATTTTGAGATTGTCGCAACATTTGAAGATGTGATTTCCGGGGCGTCGGAAGCGCGCCCCGCTTTTTACGAGATGCTGTCACGGTCTTACGAGTTCAAGGCCGTGATCGTTTCGCATACCGACCGGCTGGCTCGTGACCTCGAGCTGGGCCTGAGACATATGCGCCTCATCCGTGAGGCGGGTCTCGAGCTGCACAGCGCCGCGCGGGGGCTTGTAGAAAAGGGCATCGTCTCCGGCGTCGATATGCTCTTAGGTGAACACGAGAAAGAGCGGATCAAAGAGCGGACGCAAAACGGTTTGATAGCAGAGGCTCGGGACGGTAAATTGCCGAACGGTCTCCACCTTTTTGGCTACCACAACGTACCGGGACAAAACCGAGGTGTGATCAACCCGGACGCAGCCGCTGTCGTACGGCGCGTCTTCGACCTTGGGGCGCAGGGTCTCAGCTACCGCGCCATTGCACGTGTGATGATGGCGACGCGCGCCCTTACACCGCTCGGTAAAGAGAGCTGGTATCAGCACACCGTCCGGCGCATGATCTGTAACACCGCCTATAAGGGTGAGTTCGTTTGGACACACAAACGCGGCGGTCGCTTTGTGCTGCCTGTGCCAGCTATCGTGTCAGCCGAAGAGTGGGCAAAAGCGCAGCGCCACAAGCGCGGCCCGCCTGTACAGGTGCCGCTCCCCTTATCAGGTCGGCTCCGGTGCGGTCGGTGCGGTGCGGCGATGGGCGTGCGGAAAGTTGACCGGGGCGGCAAGCACGTCTACCTCTACTACCGCTGTGGCAGCGCAGGAACCCCGAGCGGCGCGTGCGGCGTGGGGCTCGTCAGGCGCGACAAGCTCGAGCCTAAAGCCGAAATCCTCTTACGCGACACGTTGCAACATCCTGACCTGTTACGGGACCTCACGCGCCCTGACACAGAGCGAGACCAGCACGAGCAGCGCCGCCTTGACGACTTAGGCGAAAGAGCGGAGCGGGTGAAAGAGATGCGTTTAGATGGACTCTACAGCCGCGAAGAAGCGCGGATAAAAGTAGCGGAAATCGACGCCGAACGACGTGCGCTAACGCAGCAAGACGACACCGAATTTCCCCTCGAGGAGTTTGCCCTGGCAGCCCGTGAAATGCCTTTTGCCGAGCTTTTAGAGCTTACACAACCGACGTTTTACGTGCAGGGCGACGTTCTTACGCTGGAGTTTTGACGATGCACGAAGGGGCACTATGTTACAATAGATGTGCCTCACGAGGTTCGAGCCTCTAGGCACTCTGCGCTCTGGAAGGAGCAACAGCATGTCAAATATAGCACCGGAACTAAAAGTATGTTTGAAATGTGGAGTGGCATATCCACTTGATGACTACCGTATTGAGATGAGACGAGGTAAGCCATATCGTCGGCCCGATTGTAGGACTTGTAGGGCAGAGACGTCTAAACAGTATTATGAGGCGAATAAAGAAAAGATCATGCAGACTGGCAGGGTTTGGGCAAAACAGAATAGAGAGCACGTCGCCGCTAAAATACGACAACGACGACGTGCAAAAACACAAGAGAAAAAAGCCGCTCGAGCAGTCGTACCACATCCTGATAATATTGTTTTAATATCGGCCTTAAGGCGCTCCTTAAAACAGTGGAGTCCTGAAAAAGACCGAGCGGCTGCTCATAACACTAGAGCCAAGAATTTAGGTATTAAAGGCCGAATTACCTTTTTCGATATACAAGCCAAGCTTTTAGAGCAGGATTTTTTCTGCTACCTGTGTGGCGCTATGTTAGAAGACAACTACCATGTAGACCATGTTCTGGCGTTGGCGAGGGGCGGCGCGAACGATCCGGGTAACATTGCTATAGCATGTTCGCTTTGTAACTGGTCAAAAAATGACCGTGACCTTAAAGAGTATAAGGATTTTGAGAAACAGACCCTTAAGAAACCCACTCCGAAAACGGCGTTTCATTAGCACCCGCAAGCATTACCCGTGGCGACACCGTCACCTGGCAAGGCACGCCTTACACTGTCGCCGCCGTCCGCAGCGTGCCGGACAGTGTACACGGGGAGCTGTTCTTCATTTCGCTCGAGGCTCCGGGTCGGCGTGTTGAGGTGACTTGTTCGGAGCGGTATCGGTTTGCCGTGCCTTAATTCGTGCCACAGCTTCTAGGCCCATCTTTTGCAGATATTCATGGCGTCGTTTCGTAATTGGTCCCATATTGGTACCTAAGCGTCCAACGCTATCGGGTACGGCCTCCCCCGTCAGCTCTTGGTATTTTTCTTGGAATGTGGAGAAGGGCAACTGCCCAGAACGGAACAGGCTCCATAATTTTTCTTCGTTGTGCGTCATTATTTGACCTCCGGCGCGGTATCGATTCCAGCTATGAGTTTTTATCCCGATATTGAAACTTAGTAGCAAGTATCCGACAAGCAATCTCTCTGTTTTTTACGTTGCTCTTGGCACTACCTGACTCGCCGTAAAGCCCAGTAGGTATATGCGTCACTCTTATAACAGGCCACACCATACCCTCGTTAGAATCTGCGAATGGCCTACCGCCGCCGATCATATCTACCCTGATGTTTTTGGGCTCAAACATTATTTCCCCTTCGGTGCGGTATCGCTTTGCCGTTTAATGCTTTCCAATCAGTCTGTAGATTGGGGCTAGGATTTTGCGAAGCCCATACCTAAGCTCAATCATCCGCCCGTATAGCGAATCTCTCAGGGTTCGCCGGTAAGCCTCGTCGTGCTCATCTTCGATCACTTCAACACCCGAGTAATGGTAGAGGGCGTTGTACTCCTCTTGTCGTGCCGTCTCGTACCACGGCTTAATCATTTCCCCTCCTCGCTTCCCGCCGCGACATTTGCGCCCGTATCAGCGCCAAAAGACGACGCGGACTAATCGCCGACACAGAGCTGTCTACAAAGGGCGTCCCTTCGGCTGAAAACTTGACCGGGGCTTTGTAGCTGTCAAGGATGTCGGCGTCTAGGCGTTTTATGGCCTCAACCTTGTGTTGCATTGTTGCCTCTCGGTGTCGTCTCATAACGTCGATCTACTAGCTCGCTCAACTCGTTAAGCCATTCTTTTACTGACGGCTCATTTTTGTAATTGTACGGAAAATGCCCAGCATTAGCATATCGGCTGATGGCGTCAGCGAGAGTGCACATTCTTAGCTCATCATGACGAAAGCGCGGCATAACACCGAAGGGCGGTTTTAGATCGTCGGTCACTTGTTTACCTCTGGCGATACAAACCCCTTCAAGCTAAACGCATCCGGCTCGAGGCATTGCTTCAGGCAGTCGAGTACCGCGTACTCGAATATCTCAGACTCGCCTATACGACCGATCCCGAGCATTGAAGTGCTGACTCGGTAGATTTCCATCCCCTCGTCATCATCGGTATCTATTCGGATAGTCGCGTCGGTAATCTCCGAAAGTCCGGTGTGAAGGATTTGCAGCGCCCAGCCGGTCACGATAGCGAAGTCTGAATATCCTTCACCATCTTCTTTGTCGCCATCTATGCCGGTGTCGATCTGCAACGGCTGCGACCCATCCGGAAAGCGCAGGGTAAAGTTTCGCCCGTCGTATTCGCACAAGTCAGGGCGCGTCTTGGCAATGGCCTCGAGGGTGTCGATGATTTCAATGTCCATTATTTGTCTCCCTCCGGCGGCCCGTCGGTCTTCGGCTCTACGGTTAGCGTCAGCCCCAGCGCCTCGAGGATCGCCGTGGCAGCTTCAGCGGCTTTGTTCCTATCGCCGCTGAGAAAACGGGACACGGTGGCCTGCTTTACACCGGCCTCTTTTGCCAGTCGCTCTTGTGTCCAACCCTTATTGCCCAAGGCTTTTTGCGCCGCTTTTCTTATCTCATCATTCATTCTCATGACTATAGCATACCACTTAGGTATTGACATGTCTATACCTATATGTCATAATGTAGACAAGTAAGCGACGCCTACCCCGTCAAGAGAAGCGCCGCTCACTAAATGACCGAGAACCCGAAAGGAACTCAGCAATGATCAGCTTACCCGTATTTCATCCTAAGGCCGTTGTAAGTCGAACCCTTCAGCTTAAAGTAGCTCACGGCTTAGCCCACCAGCTTGGATACGTTACCCGCGTAGGCGACCCCCGGCGCGAGCGGTACAGCGACAGACTCGAGCAGATCATAGGCAAACGGAGCTTAAAAGGTGCAACGAGAGCCGAACGCAACGCCGTGATTAGGGCACTCGAGGCAGAGCTTCAGACACGCCGCGGATTAACCTCCGCGGCAGACGACTACAGCAACGAGAGCTGCCTCGAGGTCTTGGGATGATCGGCGCTATCACAGCCCCCCTTATTATCCCGCCGTGTAACGAGTGCGCCGGACAGGGTTCATTCGTTACCTCAGATTGCACAGAGGTTCGGTGCGAGCCTTGTAGCGGCACGGGAGAAGGAATACCGATCTGCTCAGCCTGTAACGCCCCCCCTCAGCTTGTAAACGGGCTCGAGTCGTGTCAGTGCGACCCGAGCCAAGAGATAGAATGGGCTATGGAGTTTACGGACTGGCTGGCGGCAGCGTGACAGCCCTGGCAGCAACAATCGCCCGTGACCATCCCGACGTGCCCGAACACGTTGTGCAGGCCGTCGTAGAGGCGACGACAAAAGAGATATGGGCGCTTGCTGTTACCCGGTGTTTAGAGTTTCGAGACCAGGGCGATATTTTGAGGTGGGACTGTCTCAGAAGTTTCGCAAGTGAGTTTCACGGGGAGGGGGTTGCCGCTTGATATATTTGCTTCGGGTTTTCTGTGCCAAGCCCGGTTCGGCGGGGCGATAGAATGTTCAGCAAGGAGAAGCGATGATCGAGATTCACGTAGAAGTCATACTCGATAACGGCAAAACCGAAGTGATTTCGGAATATTTAGAGTTGCCCCCAGGGGCCACGGTCGAACGCGTAGGATTTAGTGTCAAGCCGGGAGGCTGGAAGGGCGTAGTCTACCCCTCGGCCCGCGTGAAAGGTAGGCGTTAGAGGCGGGGCTGCTATACTAAGGCGTACTTGCACCCTCAACCGCACACGACCTTCAGGGCGGAGGCAAAGCGGTTGGGGGACTTCTTTGTTGTTAGCGGCTTCTCGTAGGTAGCCGCCCGCACGCTACCCCATCGCCGTCCGCGTCAAGCCGGTGAACATCTCCCGGTCGCGCACCTCCGAAGAACGCTTGCGCCTCACCTTGCGTCTTAAACGAATTGCAGTTGCGGTCAACGAAACGCCCCGGCAGGTTATGCCACATCCCTTTTTTGACACTACGCGCGCCCGCCTCTGCTGCCTCGTAGAGCGCCCGGTAGCGCGCATCGTCTATAATCTGCACGCGCGCTAGCCCTGCTTGCAAGAGCTGTAGCCCCACGTCTCGCCCGTCTACAAATGCGTAAGCCAGGAGCCGCCCGAAGCGGTCACGCTCTACAAGTCCGGGCTCGAGCATGACCTGCTTGCCCGCCACGAGGCTCCGTACAAAGGCCGTCGCCTCGAGTCCGAACGGCTCAATACGTCGCCACGTCTCGGGCGAATCTACGCCGATGAATCGCAGGTACTCAAGTTTGCCGTCTATCTCGAGTCTAAGTGTATCGCCATCTGTGACGCGGTAGATGTCAAAAGGCCCGCGCATCTGGGCGAGGGCAAACGTCAGCATGAGCGTGAGGGTAAGTGAGATAGTTTTAAGCACGTCAGTTTCCTTTCTGTTCTTTCGATACACAGGTCGTCGGGATTGTAAACGGCAACGCCACGACAGCAGGCGAAGCACCCTCTGCGACAATGCCCATCCGAACCTCGTATCGCCCCGGAAGAATAGGGGCGCCAAACCTGTCTGTATGGGGAACGTAGAAACGACCAGGGTTGTGGATGGTCTCTCCGCTTAGGTAGATAGTATCCAGCTCCTGATCACGGCCCTGAGCAATGGCGGTCCGGCTGTGGTCACGGTCCCAAAGTGTCGTGACGACATGCCCGACAAAAGGCAGGCGTAACGGGTCTATGGTCACGGCAAAATCAATCCACTCGCCAGGGCAATAAGGCAGGTCTTCAAGGTCCTGCGCTAACTCGATCGAAATAGCGGGCGTCGGCTCCGTGCGGATGATGGCTTTATGCAAAAAGCTCCAGGCCCCGCCCGCTATGATAAATAGGCTGCCCACGCCGATAATAGCGAGGAGGAGTATAGCTAGCAGCATCCGCTCCAGTGAAAACTTCATGGCCCACCTCCGACAATTTTCTCACCAAGTGCAGAAAGCTGGTTAGCGAAATACAGGAACGTGCCCAGCAACGTAACGATTGTCACCAAACCCGCGATAAGCGATTTACGGCCCACGCTAAAGCCCTTCTCGCTGGTACTTTCAGCTTCGAGAGCTTTAATCCGTTTTTCGTGGTCGCCATAGTCGCTCACTGTTCGTTTCAGCTCGCGCATCTCTGCGCGCAGCCCGATGCTTTGGGCGTCGTCACCGTCAAGCAGGCGCAGCGCGCGGTCTAGCCTTCTCTGGTTATCCCCGCCTTGGCGCTGCAATTCGTCAACCGAGCGGTAGATTTTTGCTAGTAGTCCAGCCTCAATATTGTCGGACATGCTGCCCCCCTCGGGTCGGCGTCATTCGCGGTCTGGGGTTCGCTTGCGGTAGCGGCTCACGGCCTCAACTCGACACGGAAGGACTCATTTACATTTTCTAAATTGACATCCGCAAAACCCTCGAGCATCCCCGGAGGTTTGTCTATTCTTGCAACCACCACCCGAAGGCCATAATTCCCCGGAGGCAAGTCCAGAGCCCGCCAGTCACCTGCTACGGGCTTGCATGGGCGAGGCAGGACTGTTACAGCACCGGAGCAGTAGCGCGATGTCACAGGTCCCTCGAGACTGACATAGGCTTCGGTCACGTTAGCGTCTGCCGTAATGACGCACTCGCCCTTGGCGCAGGTAAATCGCACGGGCGCGCCGGGGTCGGTTGGGTCTACGGTGGTTAAGGTTGGCACGCATGAGGTCAGGAGCAGCGCGAGTATCGCAGCGACGAGGTATTTAGACACAGATACTCCAATCTTGAATAGGGTTGACAAGTAGGCTTGAATAGAGTACACTTAGTTATCAGAGAGAGGGGAGTAGAGACCCCAAAACAAACTCTCTGACACGAGGAGAACGAAATGACCTACCGAGTCGAATACAACACGGGCGGTACCACCCACACAGACGCAATCCGGGTTTCCGAAGGCTACAAATGGGCATTGTTTGACGGCGCACTCAACGCCGTACTGGTCGGCACCGGCATGTGTGAGCTGAGCGACCTAGACGCCGCCCGGACTGCCGCTGAAGCTTGGTTACAAAAGGGTGAGGCTAAAGTTGCAGCGGCAGCCACCGCAGAGGCTGGCAAAGTTGTCGTAACCGTTCGCAATACCGGCAAGGGCCGCGACTTCTACCGCGCGAACGACTACGCCAAGGCCAACGAAGGTGATTTCGACCCCTCGAGCAAAACCTGGTCAATCCGCATCCCCCGTGAGGACGTAGCCTTTCTGTACATGCACACCCTCGAGGTCGTCAAGTCCTCCGATCTGACAAACTACGGCGACTGGCAGTGACCCGCCAAATCGTGCAAGATCTAAAAAGCGGTGAAAAGTACGCGGTACGATTTGAGGGCAACGGCACCGTTTACATGAGCGAGGCATTACGCCACACCGAGACCGAGTTAAATTTTGACGATTACGAATACGACAACGAAGAGACCGAGTGGTACAACGCGCAGGAGTGGCAGGTTATCCGCAATGCTTAAACAACCCCGGCCCCGCAGTAGAGAGCGGGCCGGGGTATCTCGCGAGGAGGAGTTTAGTATGTCACAAACCAGCAAACACGGTGGCGCACGTCCTGGCACCGGCCCCAAGCCCAAGTTTCAGAACCGCGCGCGCGTCGTCGTAGATTTTGAGGCGACCGACCGTGACGCCATCGACGCATTGGCGAGGCGGGCGAAGTGTACCCGAACCGATGTTGTCAGGGCGGCGGTAAAGCAGTATCTCGAGCTTGGCTAGCCCTCACCGACCGTCACCCTTTATCTCTACATCGAAGAGATGATAGCCTTCGGGTTTATGTAGCAGCGCCAGATCCGTCGCTGCCGAAACGTTGGGAGATACTTCACTGTCCGGCCCTGCGTTTCAGCTCCGCGTCTCTCGAGGCTTTGAGTTGTTCGCTCGTCAGGGCTTTTTTAGTAGCGTTACGCGACGCCTCGAGTGCGATCTTTGCCGCTTCCGGCCCGACCATTGCTGCAAAGTTAGCGGGAAAACCTGCCGCCACAAGCGCTGCTGTAAGTGCGGGCGGGATGATGGTATTGACCGCACCCTCAAGGACTTTTCGGGCTACTTTTGTCCCGGCGAAAGGAACGCTGCCGGTAGTGTCAGCGGCGCGAACGGCTTTAGCCAGCACCTCACGCTGCTCTTTAATTTGTTCGGCGGTAGCGGGGCTGTAGATTAGCCCCCGGAGTAGCAAGGTAAAGGCGCTCACCGCTGCGATAATCGCCGCCGCTTGCTCCGGCGAAATGAGATCGAAACCGAAGGCCGCCACGAGTGCTAAAAGACTCTGTACAGTCCCGACAATAATCGCCGGTTCTTGCTTGAGTAGATTTTTCATTGTGCCTCCAAAAAGATACTCGGGTATCACTACCCGAGTCCTTGCGATACCAAAACAGTGCGGCGGTATCTTTACGCCGAAAAACGAGGCGGTACATGACCGCCTCGAGAGTGTTTAGATCGACCTAGGCGCTAGGCATTGTGAGCGAAAACGCGGAAATGGTAAATTCCCCGTTCTAAAGAGATTTTCAGCTCAGCAAAGTTTCAGTTTCAGCCCGCGCCCTTATTTCGAGCATCTGCGCGGCCTTCAGCGTGCGAAAGCTCATGTGCGTGTCACGTTAAGGCCAGCCAAACATCTTCAGGGCTGCCTACAAGTGCCGGGTATTTCACATCGACATCTAAAATTTCAAGGCATTTTCGTGTCCTAGACGTGTTATAATGGAAAAACCGACAGGTCATAGGGATGTCCGTCCCTCGCTGCCGGTCACTAGGCACATCGGAGGTGCATAGCATGACAATTTTACCCCTTTCTAAAACTTGCGTACATTGTGATAACGAGTTTCCGGCTACCGCTGAGTATTTTCACCGCGATAAAAAACGTGAGGGTGGACTTTATCCGCGTTGCAAAGTTTGTAAGTACATAGCGACGCGAAACCTAACAACCGCACAACGTTTTGGGCAATCCGTAAATAAAACGTCAGATTGTTGGTTATGGACAGATCGGCTTAAAGACAACGGCTATGCAACATTTACATGGAAAGGCGTCGGGCATTATGTGCACCGTTATAGCTATGGACTACACTATGGAAAATTTGACACAACCTTACAGGTTTTACATACATGCGATGTCCGAAATTGCGTTAATCCTGAACATCTCTTCCTTGGCACAATTGCGGACAATATGGCTGACAAAGTGGCTAAAGGTAGACAGCGGCGGGGTGTAGCACATCTAATGGCAAAGCTTACGGAAGAGGATGTAACGAAGATTCGGCATGCCTACGCCGAGAAACGTTACAGCCAGAGCCAACTAGGTAAGCAATTCGGTGTTACCCAAACTTGTATCGGGGCGATTGTGAGACGGAAAACTTGGTCTCATATTATGTGAGCCAAATATCTTCGGCGGTTCCAATTAAAGCCGGATATTTTGCGTCAATATCCATCAGTTCCAAATGAGGCCAGTCCCAATCCCACAGCTGCCCGCCGCTAACGAGTCCATAACGGCGCGGGTCGCACAGGGTGTAGGCTGCTTTGTAAGCAAGGTCTGACCAGTCAATTTGTCCAGTTACGGTATTTAGTAGAGCTATATCTATAGCCCTGCCGAGTAAGTGGTTTGAGTGCATCGTTTTTGATGCGCCTTTAGCTTTTAGAAACTCTTGGCGTTCTTTACTGCGCCGCGTCTCGGTAACGATAATTTTGTAGTTTGGTAGGCGCTTTTGCAACGCTGCCAGATAGACGGTGAAAAGCCCCAGATAATCAGCGTCCAGGGCTTCCAGATCTCTATTCTGTTCAGGTTCTATCATCGGCTCGCTCCCAAAATCACGCTCACGGCGGGCGCTATAAAGTCGCCGTCGTGTAGCCGTTCGGAGACGTTCACAATCTCCCCCGTTTCATCCCAACGTGCAAGCAGGGCATACCCTCGGGTTTTCCACTCCCAGCCCGTGCCGCGTGGTTCGGCGGGCGGATTGAAGTGCGTCACCTTACCCAGCAGCGGATAGTACAGATCGCCCCCGGTATCGCCGGAGCAGTTGCTTGACAACAGGCCTACGGCTTTACCGTCGAGCATATTGTCCGTGACCGTGTTAGCGAACCGCTGCATATCCTCCTCGGTCAAGACGCCCTCGAGTCCCAGGTCAGCCACAGCATTCAGAGTTTCGCCCGAGTAAGAGCACTTCTGAAATATCCAGCCGTAGTTACCGACAGCCCGGTAGCTGTTGACTATGTGCGGCCAGACATATGAGCTGCCCTTTACCATCAGCTCTTTTCGCACGACGCGGATCAGCCGGTCACGTTCGGTGTGATACTTCGCTTCGCCCGTCAGATCGCCCAGATAGTGCATGAGCTGAACCGAGTTCGTAAACGGGTGAAACAGGTCTTTTTCGATAAACGGGAATCCGGTCGGCTTGTTGCTGCGTTTGCGCCACTTCGCCTCGAACTCGTTTACGAGGTAGTCAATCCAGAAGTCGGCAGCCTCGGCATACTCCGGCACGTCCCGGTTCACGTCAAACAGGCGAGCCGCCAGCGCCACCATAGAGTGCGCCATGATTTCTTCCATAGTCGTTGTGTCTTTGTTGTGCAGCTTCAGATCGTTAGGATTGTAGTAGAGCCAGCCCCGAAAGCCGTCGCCGGTGTTTGCCTTCAGTGTTGCCCGCGCAAACTGCATAACCTCGTAAACGCGCCTCACGAGCGCGCCGTCACCTGTAACCCGAAAGGCAGAGATGACCTGCTCGAGCTGCAAATTCGCGTGACGGCTCATGTCGTTCAGCCGTCCCGACTTACCCAGCGCGTCAAGGTCGTACTCTTCACGAGTGCCACCGGGCGCGTAGACTTTGCACGCCTTGAGACGCCCTAGCCACAGCTTCTGCGTATCAGTGAGGGGTACGTCTCGAATCTTCAGCGACGGCGCCCGCGGGTCTACTGTAGGCGTAATGGGCGTCGGTTCCGGCGTCACCTCCACAACTACCTCATCTGGCAACATCAGGATTTCAGCCCGCAACGCTGCGGTGTGAGACTCGATAACGGCAACGCTTGCGAGCATGTCGTTTTTCATAGTGCATCCAAACGCCGATATTTTTCTTCGTCGGTATGACCATCCCAAGTGCGTCCCGCATCACGTGCTAGATGTGAATAAAGGTGCAAGTCGTCTAGCGCGATATGCCAGCTAACTTGTCCGGTTGGCAAGTCGATAAAGCAGACATTGCGCCAATCATCCTCCCAGTCCTCGCCAACATGCTGCTCGATGCTGCTTGGGTATAGCTTGGACAATGCCGCCACTAAATGCGCTCGTTCGGTATAAACAGAATTACTCACAGTCTTTCCCCTTTCATCTCGGTTCATGGCATCCTCTTTTCGTACAGCAACAAGCTCACCCACGACGCCTTCCGGTTCTCTCTACCCGAGTCCGGGCGGGCGTTGAGGGCGTGCAGGGTATCGACGAACTCAGGCCGGTCGGTTGCAAACGCCGAGCCGAGTGTGGCGAGCCCGCGTGAGATTTGGAACACGTCTTCAGTCACGGTCGCCCTCGTTTGCAGCGGCCCACAGGGATAGGTCTTACCCCGGTATGAGACGACCCGCTGACCGTTATTCGACAGCGGCCCGTTACCCCCGACAGTCGCCGCAATCTTGTCACCCGCGCCCTGAAACATGACCACGAGCTGCACCGTACGCGCCCACGCTGCCATGTACCGAGCCGTGTAGTGTGGTGCGCCGCTGCGGTGCATGGCCCACTCGTGGGGTACGTCTTTACGCTTGTACGTCGCGTCCTGCATCGCTGGCCTAGCGGCGTCGAGTACAAAGTGAGGTGCTACCGCAACCTCACCCTCGGGCGTTTGCACGTAGCTCACACCCGCCATAAGCTTGTCTGCCCAGTAGGTATAAGCCTCGAGGTAGTAATCCTTGCCATGCGTTAGCCAGCGATGCCAGAAAAAGCTAGCCATCGACACGACGGCGTGCCGCAAGTCTTTAACGTAGGCGTACCAGGGCTGACCTGGTTTCAGCTTCTCGGACAGAAAGCGAAGGCGCGCCTCGAGGTCGTCAGCGTAGGAGCTTACCCGTTCGTACTCCACACCGCCGCCCGGTTTCAGGATGTACTCGAGTTCGCCGACGGTGCCGAAATGTAGACACCAGTCCAAGTCGTGCCAAAAGTCAAGGTCTAGGTATGGGGGTGCTATCCCGTCACCCGGAGTGCCGGAGTCGATGAGTTGATAGTTGATTCTTTTAAGGCCAACCTGCTCGAGGTCGTCAACCGTATAGCGCCCTTTTGTAAGCGCCCGGTTGGCTTTTGCCCCATATCCTGTCGCCATAGTCGCGGGGTTAAAGATGATACCCGCCTGTTTCCGTAACAGCACCTCAGCTTTAGGGTCGCCGTAGTGGTCAAGCAGCACCTGAAGGCCGTGCGCGATGTAGCCCTGATCGCGCATGTTCTTGAGGTGCATGTGGCCTTCGATCAGCGGCTCATTACTAAAGGGCCGGATACCGCGCTCAACCTTGCCGGGGTTGGCTGCCCACTCTCGCTCGAGCCACGCCCAAGAGCCGTCATACGCGGCTTTGGCGCTGCCTGTCAGCTTGCTCGAGTCGAAGTCCGAGTTGGCCCCATAGAGGGGCCGTGGTTTGCCGCTAGACGCGGCCCAGGTCTTTTTTGCTGCGACCTCGGCGGGCGTCAGTTGCTTAAACCTTTCGTAACTTCCCCCCGCCAGCACACGCCACGCCCACGACTCAGCGCGCCACGCCTCTTTGTAAACTGTCTGGTTGGCTACCTCTATTTTTAGAGCGTCGAGTTCGGCACGCAGCGCCGCAACGTCTACGGGCGGTTGCATGGTTGCCTCTAGCTCGAGTAGTTTTCCTTCCGCGCTGGCAATGTCGGCGCGCGCTCCGGTCACTAAGTTTTCGGGGTTTGTCGGTTCTGTCGTCATAATTTCCTTTCCTAACTATTCCTTTGGCCTAAAAGGCGGGCGGGGCGACCACGCTCAAGGATGGCAGTCTGCACGTTGCCGCCAACGGAGGCGATACCTAGGCTGTATTTTTGAGACTCAGCCGTGAGATCAATAAGCCAACTTGCGAAGTCCGCTGACGCCGCTAGAGGAAATAGCTCGAGCGTTGGTTTGACCGTGCCGATAATCAGCCGCGCCAGTTCGTCTTTGCCGCCTGTAGCTATCCCCCAAGACGCTTGTGGGTAAAGTTCTTTCAGCTCGCCGGGTAAGTTGATCTGAAACATGCGTCCGTAAAAGTTTGTGGCGTCGAAACCGGCAACAGTAAGCGCGATGTTGCCGAGCCCCATCGGCCTAAGTTTGCCGTGCAGATCCTGCGCGATCTCCTCAACGGTTTTACGGACGCCGACCGCTTCACCGTATTCGCGCAGTAGCGAGCCGACCGAGCGCACGCCCGAGGCGGCTTGGCCGACGAAGCCGACCGCGCAAAAATTGTTAGGTGGCGATAGGATAAAAACCTTCACACCGGAATCGAAGTAGGCCGTATCCGGCAGCGGTGTGCCATTTGGTTGAGAAACTGACAAACGTGAATCCGAAGCGATGACTATCGCTTCGGGCGTCTTTACCGAAATTAAAAGTGAGATGAGTACCTCCTAACTAAAAAGCTCTCTGCTTTTGCAGAGAGCGGGCGTCAAGTTTTAGGGTTTACTACGCACCAAGCAAGGTTTTCACATCCGCCTCCTGATCAGCGCCTACTAACCCTCGGCAGATAATCAGCGCAAGGTTCTTTGTCTTTGTGCTCTCAGCGTAGACACCGTTTGCTCTTGGGATTGCACCGATACCGACGACGAGGTTTCCCGGATACGTATTGTCACTAACTCGCGCCCTTGCGCCTGCCGGGTCGTAGTAAGACAAGCCCTCTATCCGTTTCTCGGTCGGTTTCCAAATGAGCCGGTGAACAGTCTCGGCGGGCACGGGCTTCGCGCCAACATAGATGCTGTTTGTAAAGAAATCGTTGTTACGGATGAGCAAGAAGGGTCGCCCGTCGGCGTGTCGCCCAAGCTCTCCGGACGCTTGCGCCCGAACACTGTCAGCGAGCGCCACTTGCGCGTTGTATTCAACCGTCTCAGCAGCGGAGATACCCTGAATCTTGGTGAACACGGTGGTCGGTTCGGTATTGCTGACTCCCGTGTTTATCCGTACGCAAGCGCCGCCACCTTGGGGGTAAACACCTCCGGGTATCTCAAGTACGTTGCCGATAACTTGCGCTGTGATGGCGAGTGCGGGCGCTGCGTCGTTGACGTACTTTCGAGCACCGTCGTCCCACAAGAAAATACCCACAGCCCGGTCAGGATGTTCCACAACGTCGTTACCGGGGTCGTACGGCGTAAGCGCGCCCATGTTGCGGCGGCGTTGCAGCGCGCTAAACGAGTAGGGGTGCATGGTAAGCGTGTGCAGGTGAGCGCGCGCAAGCTCGTACGCGACGCCGTTTGTATCGCGCAACCCGCCGACGATAATCCGCACGGTCGCGTCAGGCCACGCGGGCCGGTTGAGTTTGATACTGCGCCCGTCGGTGTGGTCGTACAGCACGATCTCGGTCGTGCCGATGTCAAGGATGAGGCGCGGGTGGTCGCCGGTCCAGGTGAGGGTGTCGGGTGAGGTTACGGTGGTCGTGCCGATAACGGTGCGGAGCTTGAAGCCGCCCTGCACCTTAAGCAGGTGTACCCCGTCTTCGCCCCCGGAGGCGTCTACTTGCAACATCACGCCATCGTTGGCGGTTTTACTGACCTCACCCCAAATCATGCAGATGATCGCATTGCCGTTCATGCGCTGCGCCTGCGCCGGGTTATTCAGGGCCAGGGAACGCACCTGAGAACCGTACACGCCGGTCGAAAGGATGCCCTTAAAGCGGATGTCAGGCCGCGCTAGACCTTCCCACAGCAAAGCGTTGTTGTTGCCCGAGCTGTCGGTAAGTATCGTGGTTGGGTTTTTGTTCACGGGGTCGTTGGCGTAAATCACGAGGGTAGGGTTCGGCATGATGGCGGGTCCGGCGGCGACCTCCACAACCGCGCTGAAGGTATCGCGCACGTCTGCCAGCACCGAACCAGGCGTGTCGGCTCCAGCGGCTTTAATCTCAACAAGCATGGTGTAGGCGGCTTCAACCGTCCCAGTCGGCGCGGTGACGGTAACGCGCCAGAGGTCAAGGTTTCCGGTCTGTGAAATGAGTGCAGCGGTAGCGGTAAGTCCTTCGCCCATCGTCACGGTCATCGTCAGGTTGCCCGCGTAACCACCGACCCGGCGCACATTAAAGTCAACCGTCAGCGACTCACCCGGTGCAAGGTCGAGTGATTTTGTGTCGGTGCGTGAAAGTGCAAGGGAGAAGTCGGGCGGCATAACGGCCCAACTCAGGTCCGGTTCATTTAGGTCGGCGTAGCCCCGGCGGGTCAGGGTCTCGGCTTCGGTCTCGTCAAAGTAGCGCGGCGCAAAGACCGGCTCACCGATGAACCCCGCTACCGCGAGGCCGTCGCTCCGTACACCCGCCGTCAGCAATGGTTCAGTAAGCGCCTGCAATGGCGCAGGCAATGGTGCGCTTACTATTGACGAGCCGTTATCACTCGTGACGTTCAGCCGTGCGTACGCACCCCGCCACGCCAGCAGCGCCGAAAACTTCTGCACGCTGAGACGCGGCAGCTTCACCGCCATCTGAACGTCGCCGACCCTGCCGTAGATGTAATCTATCCCTTCGCCCAGCCTCGCGTAGATCGCTGCGCCTGACGTTTGTCCGTAGGCGTCAACGGGCGGCCCGACCGACACCAGGCCCCACGTGCCGTCGGCGGTTATGTAAGCGTCAACCTTCAGCGTGCCTTTGCTCACATCTTTCGCTAGCAGCGGAGCCCGGATGCTGCCCGCCGGGTCAAAACCGTAGATCGGGCGCTCGGGAGTGCTGCTCTCGGTCGGTAAGGCAAGGTTAAGCGTGCCGAGGTCAAGAAAGGGGTGCTGCGGATCGGGGCCGGTCGGGAACAAAGTCAGCTCGAGCTTGTCGTCATAAGGTCTACCGACAAAGGCAACGTACTCGAGTCCTATCACGTCGCCGTCCGGTAGCCACAGCTCGCGTACGTCGGGCAAAAGCCGCTTCATCCGGTCGCCGTCGCGCCGGGGGTCGTCTCGGTCTATCAGAAGCGCAGTGATAGGCTTGGTCTCCGGCAAACGCGAGCGCAGACCCGCTTCTGCAAACCACGCGCCCGGAAGGTCGGACTCGCCCGCGATACCTGTTCGGACGCCGCCGAGGGTGGTATCAAACCCCGCCGAAAAGCGCAGCACTTCGCCCGACTCGGTAACGAAAGCGTGCGTGTCGGCGTCGGACATCTCGAACGAAAAAGGGGTGTTAGCGCTTGAACTGGCTATCGTCGCCGTCAGCTGCAAACGCGGGGCGGGCTGCCTGAAGGTGGCGGTCGCGGAGCGTGGCGCGGGGGTACCAACCTCGGCCTCGGCGTAGAAACGTGGGGCGCTCTGTCTAAAGGTAGCGGCAGCAGTCGTTAAATTGCCGACTTCTGCTTGAGCTATAAGGCGCGGGGCTGGTTGCCTAAAGGTAGCTGCTGCGTCAACGCCCTGAGGTGTAGTAACGCTCAGGGTTGCCGCGCCGCCACCTTCTATAGATTTGTGGGTTGTTTTACCACCCACGAGGTCGGGTGCTTTCCTGATGATGACGACAATTGAGCCGCCCTTGACCCAACCCGGCTTGTTGACCTGCTCTTGTAACGCGGGTGCGATGTTGTAAGTACGCAAGCCGTTCGGGGCGTTTGCCGGGACTACATGCGTTCCGATGGCGGTAGTACAAGCGGTCGTCCGCATTGCAGGCGCGTCCAGAGGAAACGTCGGATTTATGGCAGCGAAGAGACGCAGGTCGTAATTAGAGTCGAAGGTCGTAGCAGCGGTCATCTCAAGCGTAAACGTTGCGGCGTTTACCACTGCACCTTGCGAGACCTGAATATCGGGGAACTCGATGGCGCTATAGGCGTCTTGAGAACTCGCGTTACCAAAATAAAGGATGGTCGCGGTGGCGTCGTAAACGCCACCGGCGTAACTATAGGCGTCTTTGGTCGCGGTACGCGTAATGGTGGGCATGTCTCAGCCCCCTTAAGGTAGCGGATCGAGTTCGATGGTGTAACCGGTGATGCTAAAGGGTGCGCCCTGGGCGACAGTTGCGGCGCTGACGATCAGCTGCCCCGGTACCGCTCCGGCAGCCACACCGCAAGGGCCGCGTTGAACGATAACGCCTAGCGAGTTCGTGACGGTAAAGCAGCCGAACGTACCGCCCGCGTTTGCAGCGGCGTCTTGCCACACGCCGCTCAGGGTTGCCCGCGCAAAGCCGCCCGTGTTCCAGGTGGCGGCGTTATGCGAAGGGTTCGGTAAGACAACTTCAGCGAGCAGCAGGCCCGTAGGCGTAGCCGTAAAGGTCGTTGGCAGCGCCCCCACGTAAAGGCGCATCGTGCCGCCATCGAGTTTTGAGGTACGAAAGTCTAAAAGCTCGAGTTCTATTGTTTGGGCCATTGGTGGCATGTTTTCTCCCTTTTTTGTACTAAGAACGATAGTAGGAACGCACAAGCTTATTTTTGCCGGAGAACTCGGCTTCAAACGCGCTAGCTGATAGGTCGGTAACGGTGGTATCGCCCTCTTGAGGTGTCCAAGTCCAGCGGAGGCCCGCATTCTCAAGCTCTTTCGTGCCTCTTGGCCCGTCCAGCAGCTTCACGATTGAAGGGTTAGAACCTATACCGTCCCTCACCAGCTGCCCTGGTTGCGCCTCGGGAACGATGGCGCGGGTTGTGCTATCGAGCGCGTCGATGTCAAGGCGCAAGAGATAAAAGGCGTGCAATTCGGCTATCCCCGTAGCGCCGCAGCTAAAGCGGAACCACTCCCAGCGGGTGAACGTCCCGGCGTGCGGTGGCAAGATGATGTCGAGTTCCTGCACCTCGCCTTGAGTGTTGGGCAGCGCCACGTCGTACAGCACGCCACACCATGCGCGAAAGCGGACGGCCTCAACCGTCTCGGCTGTCATGTAGCGCAGACGTACACCGAGCACGGTCGGTTCGGGGTTGTCGAGTCTAAAGCTGCCTGCCGTACCGCTCGCCTTGACCGAGGGCGGCGCGACGCTTGCGTCCACAGCGTTTGCCGGGTTGCTGAAGCCGGTGACGATATAAGAGGCGTCATACTCAGGCGTGAAGGCGTAGGGCGGTATTTGCTTTGTCCGGGTGTAGCCGTACTTGGCGTGTAGCTCGGCGTCCGGAATGCTCAGATGAGTGTATGGTTTCGGGACGTACGCGCCCGACCACGGCGCGATGGCGGGCGGCTCATTAAAGATGTGCCTCACCGCTGTGGTGATGGCAGGGGCTGTTTGCGGTAATCCTTCATAATCACTCGCTACATAAGGAACCTCGAGTACGGCCCGATTTGGCTTGAAAAAAACGTAACCTTCAGGGCTGACGCCGGAACCATAGTCGGCGTCGGCGGTAGCTGTCAGCAGTTCGTCCAGCACCTCTCCCAACTGACCTATAGCCGTGAACTCCGGCATGGCCGAGCCGGACGCTGGAAAGTCGGACGCCCTCACGTTCAGCGCCACGTGTTTGTTTTTACTGGCAAGGTCGTAAGCAATGGCGGCGGTGTCGGTATCCTTATACGTCTCACCGTTGCACGCGCTGCCGATGAGTAGAGCGCGGGCGTTGGCCTGGTAGCCCTCGAGCGACCCGCTCCCTTCAGTCGTGTTGTTAGGGATAACCGCCCCGTAGAAAACGCTGTGCAGCGCCCCGGTGCGGTCACGGATAAAAGCACGCAGCACTTCGCCGCCGCTGAGTTTCAGCAGATCGGGACGGCCTGAGAACTCAAGCACGTCACAACCCGATAGTGGATCGACGGCGGCAGCGATACCGCCGCTTATCCCTTTGCCCTCCGCCTCACTGGTGAAGGTCTGGGCGGTCGGTTCGCCTGTAGGTGATAAAACGTTAACGATGTAACCGCTTTTTGATGTTGACATTCAACCTCCCCCCGTTAAAAAAGCCTCCCTGCAAAATCAAGGGGGCTTCTAGCGTGCTTACTCAAATTGCATGTAGGGCAACTGCACACTAGATTCTCTGGGCCGTTAGAACCGCCTTTTGAAAGTGCTACAACATGGTCAACGTGGTACTTACCCTTGCCGGACTTCTTGAGCTTGGCTCCACACCACCAGCACATGCCTTTTTGGGCATCAAACTGCCTAGCCACATCCTCGGCGGTATGTGTGCCTTGAGCGCCGCGCTTAAGTGCCTGCCTTTTTCTTTGATAAGCTGCATCTTTGTCAAGGTTTGCTTTTCTCCAAGCTGTTTTTCTTCCTGGGTTTTCTTCACACCACCTTGCAGTACGCGCCCTTGCTTCTGCGGCATGGGTGGCGCTATACTCCCTATTTTTTTCTATAAACCTTGTGCGATTGGCTGCGTAATGTATTTTCGCTTTGTGTCTATTTTCCGCGCGATTGGCTAGGTAGTGTTCTCTCTGATACTCCTTAACGCAAACTCTACAGTGTGATGATAAACCACTTTTAGACCGAGAGTATTTAAGAAATTCCGATGGGGGTTTCTTTTCCTTGCACTTATTACAACATTTCAGCGATAAACTATCCATTAGCTCAACTCCTCATAAGTTGGGTTAGCGTCCCTTTCGGCAAACTTCCACGTATGCCGTCTGGGACGCGCTTATTATATCATCATCAGCGCCGCCTCGGTCGCCGCGACCACTCGAGGGTGCTAGCCGGTTCAGCGCCGCGCCCCAGACGCTCTACGGTGTCACGCATCATCTCAGCGGTAACGCGGTTGGGGACCGGGTTACGAATTCTTGGCATGGTGGCTCCTTAAAGGCATGAAAAAAGCGCCCGGTGAGGGGCGCTGGTATATCAGGTTCTTTCTTTTACTCTATGAGGTTGACGCTTCTCAGCTCATCACAGTAATCTTCGTGG